TGAGTTCAAATCTCACCCGCTACTCCAGTTATAAGTAATGCATGTTCAATCTTGATTACTGTGAATTTTATATCACCAATGTGTGCAATCTCAATTGTTCGAGATGCAATCGATACAACAACTATGCATTCTCTGGTCATCTTGATTGGGACGACCATGCTGAAGAATATCAGGAATGGAGTAAGAAATTAAACGTGTCAAACATTGGAATTCTTGGTGGTGAGCCATTATTGAATCCAGGATTAGAAAAATGGATACGAGGAATAGCTGAGTTATGGCCTAAAAGTAGTATTCAGATTCTGACCAATGGTACGCAATTTGACCGTTGGCCTGGTTTGTATGATCTTCTATTAGAATATCAAGGCCGTATTCGAATAAATGTCAATAGACATAATGCAGACCAAACTGCTGCGACCTTGTCAAGGATTGAAAAATTTTATCCAGGACCATATAGAAAATACTATGTGAACCCCGATCGAGTTGAACACCCTGAGCCCGGGTACTTTACACAATCTCCGGATCACAGCGAACAATTTAAATTCGTAGATCAGAAATACGGATTGCATATATGGGACGACCCCACATATGAATTCTCTTACTGTGACGATAATAATATCCTTGTAAAATATGGTGTGGCCAATAGCTTTGATAATGTAGCGGTTGGTTATAGTGCAGACACTGGTAAGTTATCATTGACTCACATGAGTGATCCTGATCGAGCAGCCAGCGCATGTTTTTCTAAATGGTCGCATCATTTTTTCCAAGGACGCTTGTACAAGTGCGGTGTCACTACTGTATTACCAGAGTTCATAAAACAGTTTCCTGTATCGATGACCGATCAACAACGAGATCTAGTCAACAGTTATCAGGCTGCTGAATTGTCCTGGAGTGATGAACGATTGACAAGTTTTTTAACTAATCTTCAACGAGGACATAGCATTGAACAATGTAGGTTGTGTCCGGAAAATCCTTCTGCTGAACCATTTGCAGCAGGACATAAGAAGATTTCAATAAGGAAATTAGTGACTTCATGAATATATTAGTGATTGGCCCTGGACAAACCTCGGGAAAATTTGGTAAAGATTTCTGTGAACTTGCATGTGATGATGGGCATGATGTTTTTACAATATCACATGGACACAGTAAGAAAGTAGAGCCAAACCAGATATTTGCAGACTTCAATAACATTGAGTCAATGAACAATGCATTTGATGCGTTGACCAAAGAGGTTGCTCATTTAGATATGATGTTGTATAATTCAAATTATGTGGATATTCCAAACGAAACACAGATGTTCACCGAGACCTCTACTGTTCCTGCAACTGCATACCGAGAGTCTTTACAGATACAAGTAATTTGTCCGCACTTTTTTGCAATAAAAGCATTGTCGAAAATGACCAGCGGTGATAGGATAGTTTTTATGACCACTGGTCTTACCTATGCTAGGTTTGATGAAAATGCGTATACAGCAAGATATGCACATCATGTTGGTTATATAGGAAGTAAATCTTATCAGAATGCTCTCATGATGGGGCTAGCCGAACACAATCAGAAAAGTGTTATAGTCTCATCTATTGCTCCGCATTTTCCTTACGAGGATCCTGCAAAATATAACATTGTGTTAGGACAAACATATAGACGTATAATGAAGATCACTGATACTGACAATGCTAATGTAATCAAATTTAATTACGATAAGAATAGAATCAATTTTTAAGGTTCATATAAGAACACATTCACGGTTGGGATACCTAGCAACTGGACGCAGGGGCTATCCGAAAGAGCAGGCATGCTTACCGAAAGCTAGGAAAAGAGTGTGTTTCTATATGGACTGTTGGCTTACCAAGAGTTAAATAGTGTATGCCGTTTTTATTTGTTGACTACGACCAAGGTGCTGGTGGTGAAAGATTTTGTGCTGGACTCGGCGAGAGCTCGGAATGCGAAAAACTCATTTTTAAAAAATATGAAAACGGTAGGACCAAAGTTCATGATGTGTTTGCACAGGAGTTCTTAAAAGAAACACCTAATCCTGTTTTTAAAAAATCCCATCCAGGGCTGCATACCATTGTGCCCACACACAGGCATACCGATCTAGCAAGATCCATGCTGGAGGATGTGCAAAGTATCCGTATCCAATTACCGCAGGATCCTGAGTTGTATAAACAGCTGATAGAACAAAGAATAAAAAAAGTGCTGTTGACCAGAGAGCCTTCACCGGAATACTTTTTTGGTATGGTAAAATCGTTATCCGAAACAAATCAGGATTTTGTTAAAAAAGTAAAATACAACATGCTCACAGTGGAGTTAATGTTGCTAAGTCAGAACATTGATCCTACCCCGGATGCAGTAGAACAATATATCAATCAAGTCAGAACAACAAGATATGTAGAATCTGATCAACTGTATGATCTCATCATACCATATGAACATCTGGTGTATGAGCCCGATCAAGTGCGTAAAGCGTTGTATGACAAATTTGAAATAACAGTAGTAGGAGATTGGTTGTCAAGCTATGCCTAAAAAGATTCCAAGATTAGATATCATGATCGCATATTCCTGCAATATCAGCTGCCGTGGCTGTATCAGTCTCAGTGACTTGCCAAGAAATGGCGTGGCCAGACTCAACGACATCACCATGTGGATAGAGCACTGGAGCACAATATTGCAACCCAAGGTAGTGACCTTGTTTGGAGGCGAACCTTGTTTGCATCCTGAATTGATAGAGATATGTAGACGGGTAAGAAAATCATGGCCCACAGCAATCATACGCCTTATAACCAATGGGTATCTACTAAAGAATTTTGATAGTGCGGCTTGGTTTGATTTTGAGCCATTTGAGATGCAGGTCAGCATGCACCGGGCAGATCATCGAAACATAATCGATCAGGCTATAAAAAACATCCTGCTAACACGCAAAGGATGGCAGACACAGGTAAGTGAAGATCCGCAGGATCATTGCCAAATATCTTGGCAGTTGGGCGATTTTAAAATTTACAAGAGTGTTTTCAAAGATTTTGTGGTTCCATTTAGATTGGAAGAAAATAGAATCTCTCCTTGGATGAGCGAGCCAGCTGAGTCACATGCTATATGCGGATCTCCCGACACACCAATATTGTATAAGGGACGATTGTATAAATGTCCAGCAGTGGCAAATGTGATGGATATCACAGGAGAGAATTGGTTTGATTACGAACCTTGCTCGGATGCGGTGAATCTTGATCGATTTATCGCTGGCATAGGAGTGCCGGAATCGGTATGCGGTCAGTGTCCAAACAGATCACAGGCGGTAGTAGTTGATCACTTAAATACAATCAATGTCGTTATCAAACAAAAAAGTCTTAGTTAGTGGTTGCGGATTCAGCTTTGGCGGGCAGGAAAGAAAGACCTGGGTCAATGTGCTGAGATCCGTAGGGGTCGACCTTGTTGATGCAGGAGGTCCAGCAGTGAGCAATCAATGGATCTTGAATCAAGCATTCTTAAAACTACTAGAAGATGCTTTGATCAACCAAGTGATCCTGCAACTGACCAGCACAGGCAAATTGGATGTAGAAGTTGATGCACAAAGACAAACTGAATTGGTTGAATCCGATTCGTTGAGAAACTTTACATTCCGAGGCATATGGCCCAGCAGTCATAGTGTTGACCACAAATCAAAAAGATTGTATAATCAATGGTTAGCAAGTCCGGGGTTAGAAGCACAAGATGTATTTTGTAAGGTCATGCTGTTGCAGGATTGGTGTCAGTCACGCAACATTGAGTTCATAGTATTGCAGGCATATGACATACCGTGGACCGAATCGCAGAGATCTGTGTTGAGCTCGATCATTTCAAACATTTCTGATCCGTTGTATGATCAATACGAAAGATCAGAACATTATCAGCATCATGATCATCAAGATCAGAACACAGTGCCTTGCAAGCAATATCAGATTGATCTAGCTGCTGGTATCTGTGAAAGAATAGATCCAGTGTTTTTGCCCAGGATAGAAAGAATATCGCGGAGTAGGGGAGTCCGGTCGTCCCCGCCAGTCTCATAAGCTGGAGATCGCAGGTTCGAATCCTGCCTCCGCAACCAGGTCTACTCGGTATAGTGAAATGGTATCACCCGTGCTTTGGGAGCATGAAGCGGAAGTTCGATTCTTCCTACCGAGACCAAACAACGCGACTGTGGCGAAATAGGTAGCCGCCTCAGACTTAAAATCTGATGTCCGTAAGGGCGTACCGGTTCGAGTCCGGTCAGTCGTACCAATATCAAAGTAAATTTACAGAGAATATCAGAGTAAATTTATCTGGCGTTAGTATAATGGATAATACAGGGGATTTCTACTCCCTAGATAGCAGTTCGATTCTGTTACGCCGGACCAGACAATGCGAGCGAGACTTGGGAGTCAGAGAGGTCTTATACGCCTTTTAGCGCCAGATTAGCGTTCTTGAGAGAGTTCGATCCTCTCCGCTCGTACCAAAGTGTAATGTGAAATGTATCCTTAGTGTAACGGCAGCATATCGGTCTCCAAAACCGTCGGTGGGAGTTCAAATCTCTCAGGGTACGCCACTATATTAGTTTGTTAGATTTTTTCCTGTTTTCTGATATCGTAAGATATTGTAAATTCTCCAAGGTGTGCAACCCACCTTTAGATACAGGATGAATATGATCTACCTCGTGTCCATCAGGACAGTTTATATAGAACTGTTGTAATGCTTTTATATCAACACTCTTGGGTGTTTGATTTTTTCGTTTAGCCATATAGCGGTGCCAGGCTTCGTTATGCATGGCTTTATGTTTAGCATATCTTTCTTGCGGAGTTAGTTTAGGTTTGCATTCATTGGAACAGTAGCGAATGTTCCGTGTTTGCTTACCGCAAGTAGGACAATCGTGCCACAAAGGATTAGTTTTAGTTCTGCGTGGAGTAAGTAAGTTAGAATGAATAGCCGAACAGGAACTCGAACAAAACTTTTTTTGATAACCACTTAGTGGGTTAGAACAATGTAAACATTTCATATGTTTATTTATACAAAAGTCTAGGTTCGAGTCCTAGTGGGTACGCCAACAAAGAAAGTGAATCATGAAAAAAATGGACCTAGAAAAAGTCAAAGCATTTATACATGCTCAAAGTCCTGAAACCAGTGTGTATCTGGGCTGCGATAGTGAACGAGTCAAAGTAGATGGCATATGGCATGCCGACTATGCTCTGGCGGTAGTTGTACATATCGATAGCTGTCATGGTTGCAAGATCTTTGGTGAAGTGCATCGTGAACGCGACTGGGATCAACGCAGCGATAAGCCCAGCATGCGACTGATGAATGAAGTTTACAAGGTAAGTGAACTGTTCCAGAAGATGGCAGATGTGTTAGAAGATCGTTTAGTTGAAGTCCACTTGGACATCAACCCTGATCAGATGCACAAGAGTTCTGTGGTAGTAAACCAGGCAATTGGATATATAAAAGGAACTTGTAATGTGATTCCAATGGTCAAGCCAAGAGCGTTCGCTGCTAGTTATGCAGCAGACAGACTAGATTGGGTGCTGAGCAATCGCAAAGCAGCCTAACCTGGGCGGCGTGAAAGAGAGCCGTCAACAGCCCGTTTAGGGTCAATTGGGTGAGAAGCCCATCCCAATACCGCGGGGTTCGTAAAATGGTATTACCTCATCCTTCCAAGTTGATGTCAGGAGTTCGATTCTCCTACCCCGCTCCAAGTCTATTTAGAATGTTAGAAGCACGAGTCCTGAGTCGTTGTGTGAATTCACTTTCGGTGAGAACGCCCTTGGCAAGATTACACTTGCGGCAGGTCACTTGCAGATTGTTGTAAGTGGTCTCTCCACCCTGTGATTCAGGTATCACATGATCCATGTGGATTTCGGCACTGCTGAGATCTTCGTCACAATACACACACCGAGGCCCATCGCGTTCGATGATTCGTTGTCGTAGGTTACGAGGTATGTGTTGCTTCAACATCAGGAATATTTAAGATCAATCAAATCGGGCGAGTTAAAAACTCATTGACGATGGGCCCAACTGCAAGGGACCAAAAATTGAAACCAGTGCCTCTGACCCAGATTAGGGAGGTGAGTAGTCATCATCTAAATATGTGACTGGAGGGCTCCGGGTGTTGAACCTGACTGCCCTTAAACTTGATGCAGTGCTCGATTTTGATTGACTTGTTTTGAATTTTGCTATATAATAGCAACATTGGAGAGTGGGCTGGATGGTAAGGCATCGGATTGCTAATCCGACGCTCCGAAAGGGGCGAGTGGGTTCGACTCCCACACTCTCCGCCAATATTTAAAATGAAATTAGTTTTTTGTTTTCCTGGTCAATCATTCAGCAAGAACTGGATGAACGCATGGAATTCGACCATACGCTGGCTTTATAAAAACAACATAGAATATGTGACGATAAATGCATATTCGCCAGTGATCTACAACTGTAGAAACATGCTGTTGGGTGCCACAGGAAATCCGCCAAGGACCTTCCAGCCATTCAACGGTGTGCTAGATTACGATTGGATCATCTGGATTGACAACGATAACATCTGGACACCCGAGGATCTTGAAAAGTTAATCAGTGTTCCTGAACACCGGATCGTCACTGGATTCTATATACAGCACGACAACAAAACTTATGCACAGGCAGTGTTCCACAGTGATAGTAAAACCGACTTGCTATGGTTACCACGAGAGATGGTGCATGTGAATGGATATAGATTCCAGTTGGCTGCTTCTGGCATGGGCTTTATGGCTGTGCAAAAAGGTGTGTTTGAATCCATGGAATGCCCATTCTTCAAACCCGTTGAATACGAAATCAAAGATGATACAACCGCTTTCCTATCCGAGGACACAGGATTCTGCCACAGAGCAATAAACGCAGGATACCAAGTATGGGCAGATCCTAGAATCCAAGTCCAACACGAGAAGGCATGGTTGTTGAGCAGCAGCAACGAGCACGGAGTCAAACCCGAGAATGTTGTGTTAAATAGATAATGCAACCACCCAAGTTCCTGTTCTTAGATATCAACCTACAATGCAATCTCAAATGCAAGACCTGCATGTATTGGACACGGGAAGAAGTCGTATTACCCACACATATATCTATTGAACAGCGTAGTGATATCATCGCAGAGTTCAGCACACTGAATCCCCAAGGGGCTGTGGTGATCTGTGGTGGTGAAGCATTGATGAATCCCGAAAGGTATTGGCCCATAACAAGGCAGTGCCGCTCACTAGGATTACGATGTCTAAGCGTGATGAACGGTACCATGGTCACTGATCTTCGTTTTGCTCGGAGATTACTCACCGAAGGCCCAAGTGAAATAACAATATCTCTAAACAGTTATATCCCTGAGGTGCATGATTCCACCCGCGGAGTCACAGGATCATTTGACCTAGCAGTGAACGCTATCCGGTTGTTGTTGCAGGCAAGAAAAGAATTAAACAGCAACACACCCATCTACGCCATGAGCGTGATGTGCGAACAGAATTACAAGGACCTAGATCAGTTCTATGACTTTGTGTTGAATGATCTAAAGGCAGACAAGTTAAAGTTAAACTGGTTGCAGCCCACATTTGGCACATTACTGGACCGGAATGGTGATCCAAGACCTGACAAGTTCTACGACAACAATGTGATCCGTGATCATGAAACATTGTTTGAGATCTTGAATCACTGTACAGAAAAATACCAGTTGAATCTGGATCCTGAATACATGGAAACAGTTCGCAAGTATCATCGCAGTGTGTTTCGGAATCAGGATGCTGTCACAGGTTGGGATGGCGACGGCACAGAAGATGCCATATGTAATAGTTTTGATCGCAACATCATGGTCAATATGGACGGTGTTGCCCGACTGTGTTTTTCAGATCAGTTTCCCAGTTTCAAGATTGGTAAACGGGGTGATCTCGCACATTTGTGGGAGAGTGCCGAACCGGTGAGAAATCTAATGAGACCTTGCAGACAGTATTGTGGGATCAGTCACAGCGTGAGGCGAGTCAATGCTACTAAGAAGATTGACATCAATCAAATTTGAATATATAATAACAACATAAGCGGGCATGGTGCTAGTGGTAACACATAACTTTGCCAAAGTTAAGTTACGAGTTCGATTCTCGTTGCCCGCTCCAACAATCCAGGAAGTGTGGTCGAGTGGTCTATGGCTCTAGTCTTGAAAACTAGCGATTCGCAAGGGTCCGTGAGTTCGAATCTCACCGCTTCCGCCAACAACACGGCTCTGCCCTCTGGCATGCAACCTCTTCTAATGTTGCATGTTACGGCAGGGTTCTTTTACATCGGCCTTTGGTGAAATGGATATCATTCCGGGCTTCGAACCCGGAGGTGGGAGTTCGATCCTCTCAGGGCCGGCCATTCCGCTCCGTGTAGTTCAAAGGATAGAACGAGGTCCTCCTAAGACTTAAATATCAGTTCAATTCTGGTCGCGGAGACCAACATGCTCCTATAGTATAATGGCAATACACGCCCTTGGTAAGGGCGAGCTACAAGTTCAATTCTTGTTAGGAGCACCACTAAATAAAACAATGCAAACAGGAACCATCCTATACCATACCGCAGGTTCAGGTGGCGACATCATCAGCACTGCCTGGACCTTGAATCCTGATATCATTTCTGCTGTGAGATACAGCGGAATCAATGCTGCTGGTAGAGCCACTGTGACTTGGGATAACTCTGTATTAGAGCAGTTTCCCTGCACACCGTATCGACATTGGTATAGTCGTAACTGGCAACAGGATCTAGAACGGGTATCCAACTTAGAGAAACCATTTTTCTTTAACGTATGCGACATTGAACAAGCAAGACTGATCAAATCACATTTCAAGGATCGTGTAAAACTCATTGGTGTGACCTATTATAAACAGCATTGGCTATTTGTGTTAGATTCATTCTGCTACAAAGTGCTGGATGCCGACGACTATCTCACCCGCGATGACATTGGTGAAAACTTTCTTAATGCGGCAGCCAAGACTCCCGAACAGCGTGAATGGTTCATTGAACTGGGACGCAATAAACAACTGGGTGCATGGTATCACGAACAAGCCCTAGCCGGTGGGGTGCAATTCCCACCGCGAGAATGTTCATATGATTTTGATGAGAGCATTGATCTCAGTGATCTGTTGGATCCAATTCGGTTCAGATCTCGTATCACAGACCTGGTTGACATTGTTGATCCAGATCAATATTTCGAGATCTATGATCACTGGTTAGCCCGGCAGAATAAGAATCGATTGTAAAAAGGAGACGATATGTTTATAGGATTGATGGGTGTTGACAACGATGGTAAAACCATGTATACTCCTAGTGGTAATAAGATATTTTTCACACTGCCCCAGGGACTAGCGTGGCGTGTGCAAGAGATACAACATTGGATCGCTAAAAAAACTTGGCGATAAATAAGAGTTAGCACTATAGAAGATTAGATTGTATCAAATCTCAGGGCTGGTACACCACATGCAACCTCTCCAAGAAGTAGCATGGATAGACCGTATAGTGTTGAAAGTTATTGCTGTATGAAGCAAAGAGAAAAGTGTTCTGGACGCGGGTTCGACTCCCGCCAGGTCCACCACAAGCATATTGCGGTGTGTATTCGAAAGACCGATCACCTTGGCGTTTCGATGTTTTCGCAAGTGATTTTACAATATGCTTTTGATGGGCCTGCCATGGTTTCGACAGGGCAACAAGTAACAGAGTGGACAGCTCGGCAAAGCAGAAGCCGTAGGGTTGGGGATTCCCGGCCGTAGACGCAAAACCTTTAAATGCAAACGCATCTAACGATGAGATCTTCGCTCTAGCAGCATGATCTCCGAGGTAGGACTTACCTTGTCATCAAAACAACCAAAGCCCACTTCGGTGGGCTTTTTTTTGGTTGACACACCCGGGCTCTTCGTGTACAATAAAACTGTTAACGACACATATTCAGGAGTTGCCGAATGATTAGACTTTGGTTAGCATTTGTTATCTTTGCAGTGGTGATACATTTTGGTATCACTGCTTGGCGAAAGATGGAAGAAAAAGAGCGTTGGTCATTGACAAAGACAGCGTTCTATAGTATAGTTGTTTCACTGCTGGCATTAGCGGTAATGACTGGTATCGTTATTTTATTTTAAGGACACACAATGAAGCGTATTCTCACTCTCTCTATTTTGGCTGCGGCTGTTCTAGCCACAGGTTGCACTCGTATTGAAACCGGCGAAGTCGGTGTACGAGTTGGGTTTGATAAACAGGTTCAGAGTGGAGAACTCTTGCCAGGTTCGTTTAATCAAAGTTTGATTGGAGAAGTGCTGACCTTTCCAATCAAAGATGTCAATGTTACCTTGGAGAATATGACTCCAGTGGCCAAAGACAACTCAACAATGAAAGACTTCGACGCAGTTGTGGTCTACAACATCAACCCCCAGCAAGTATCCGAGCTGTACTCCACTAAGAACAAGAGCTTCCATGCCGAGTTTAGGGGCGACACCTATGTGATGTACAACTACATTGTGCAGAACGCTCGTAATGCTATCTACAAAGCTGCTCGTAAGCATGAAGCCTTGGATATGGCAGATGCTCGTAGCGATATGGAAAACTTCATCAAGGAAGAGATCATTCGAAATCTTGCTGAGGAAAAATTGGATGGTAGCATCACCATCAGTCAGGTGTTGATTCGTAACATTGTTCCAGCAGATTCGGTTGTGGCTAGTGCTAATGAATTGGTTAAATCCAAGAACGAACTAAAGCAGAAAGAAATTGAAGTTAAGACTGCTGAAGCTGAAAGCCGTCGTATGGCAGCATTGGCCAACAACTCAGGTAGTTCAATTGCATTCATGCAGGCACAGGCCATGTTGAATATCTCTGAAGGTATTAAGAACGGCCGGGTCCAGACCATTGTTGTTCCAAGTAACTTCAACGCACTGATGATGAACAGTGGCAAGTAAACTCAGTAGTAACACTAACTCACAATCATGATTATCTTTAGGAATCTTGTGTTATAATACACATACATACTTGGACAGTATGTCATTCTAAAGGAGAAAATTATGAAATGGTCTACACCACAAGCAAGCGATATGCGTTTCGGATTTGAAATTTCTATGTATATTTTGAATCGCTAACAAGCACAAGCCCACTTCGGTGGGCTTTTTCTTGACTTTTTGTTTGATATATACTACAATGCACTATGGGAACCCAATCAGATTACTTCAACGAAAAAGGTTACAAGCCAAAATACTGGATCGGCGACCGTGTGTTCGGCCATTGGAACAAGATTCCCTTTGTTGGCTCTGTGGGCAATGACACAGTGATCAACGAAGCTAACGGTCCTCAGATATCCATCCATCTCGACCTACCCATACAGTTCCAAGATCGGATACACAACATCATCATCGTCAAGCACAAAGATATCAAGAAATTAGTTGAGTGGTAAGTAACAAAGATGCAGCCGGAACTAGTAAAGATATTACCCACAGACAAGTGTTTCTCAATCACTTGGGAACTAGGTCGTCGATGTAATTACGATTGTATGTATTGCCCTACTCAGTGGCATGACGATACCAGCAAACACAAGAGCCTAGATGAGCTTAAATCCAATTGGATCAGCATCTATAATCAAAGCAGTCATCGCAACCTCAAATACAAGATCGGTTTTACCGGCGGAGAGGTCACTGGTAATCGAGCATTTTATCCATTGATACGATGGTTACGAGAAGAATACGCAGACAACATAAAGCAAATATTACTAACTACTAATGGTAGTGCGACCTACAATTATTATCTCAAATTGTTTGAAGTTGTGGACAACATATCATTTAGCACCCACACAGAACATATCAACGAACAAAGGTTCTTTGATACCGTTGTCAAACTACACAAAAACATCCATAGTGATAAATTCATACATGTGAACATCATGAATGAAACATGGAATCAAGATCGGATTCCACACTATCAAAAGTTGCTGACAGATCACAACATAAGCCACAATGTTAACGAAATTGATTATGGCTTTCAGACCCGTGCGATCCCTATCATGAAAGGTAAATTGAATCTTGCAATACCCAACACATGAATTTTATAATTGCGAACTGGTATTGTCTGATTCACAGAGATATCGTGTTGATGCAAATTGGCTACACAACCAAGATCTAGACCATTGGTCAGGATGGGAGTGCGAAGTTGGTTACAGCAGGCTCTACATAGACACTGACAACAATGTATATGGTGGGCAATGCCAAAATGACCACTTGGGTAATCTAACCTCCGGGTGGCGATTACTTGATCAACCTACTATATGCAATCGATCAAGATGCACCGGCTGCACCGATGACCTGATGGTGACTAAGAATAAAATTGGCTACAATAAGATTGACTAGCCGGTGAATTTGCTGTATACTGTAACTATCAACAACCTCTAGGAGAAACCCATGGCAAGAATCACCAGTCAAAACGCAGTAGCAATGATCGGAAACCGTTACGAAATGGTGCTGGTCGCAGCACGTCGAGCCCGAGAATTAGCCCGTGGAGACATGCCCAAAGTTACCAAAGTTTCCAGCCACGCTGTAACTGCTCTGCGCGAAATTGAGCAAGGATTTGTAGATCGCAGTTGGCTTTACAAGCCGCAAGATGTGGTTTCTCGCAGTCATCACCGCAAATATTGATCTATACTGTGCTCATGGAAAAAGATAAATATCTTCATGAGCACAGATACTTTCCGCAGATACCTCGATCTTTTAAACGAGGCAGAAACAGTTAATCCTCTTCAGGATCTAATTAAACCTCGCTCCGATGGCGGCAACTATATTGATCCCAAAACTGGGATCATTATGTATGTTCCTCGTAAATCCCCAAAAGCAGGCCTTGATTCTCCGGATCCAGATCCCAAACCATTGACTTTGGGATTATTAAAACAACCAGAAGCCCAGGAAATAAAAAAAGCATTAGCGGCAGCAGGATTAGAAATCATATCTGTAGAGAAGCCTTCATTATTTGGATCATATCCAGTAGCTGCTGTGGATCTCGAAAAACTGGCCAAAGCACTAGCTGGAACAGATAGACAGAATGCAGAGATTTCTGCTGCACCGACTACATCAAGTATAGTCAAGGATGCGCCTTTGCCCCCGGTCGCTGCCGCAGCAGAAAAAACAAAAGACGGCGGTGCAGAAAAAAGTGCAGATAGCGCGGCAAGTAGTGTAGCAGTCGCAGGCGGCGAAGAGGGCAACTCAAAACTAGGCGGTGACTCTCATTGTGTCCGATGTGGCACTCCTAAAATGATGCACAAAGGTCTCGAACACGATTTTGTGCAAGGAGATGATCGTCGCCCTGATCCAGTTCCACAAACTGGTGAAACTGGTAATAGTGAAAGATCAGACCGCATTAAAAAAATGCAAGAAGAGCTTAAAAAAGCCGGCGCTGATCTAGGCACATTCGGACCCGATGGTAATGGAATCGACGGAGTGATAGGTAAGTTTACTCGTGCTGCCATGGCCAAGTATCCTGACATAGCAAAGAAATACCCCGATCTCGGCACAGGTGGAGCAGAAAACAAAGAGACCAAAGTCAGTCTAGATAAAGTTAACACCGCCTTAACCACAATCGAACAAATACTAAACAAATACAAAACCAAACTCAAGGAACACACGGAACCGTTGACTCCCTCAGGTCAGATGCGAGCATGGCGAACATTGTTAGAATACAGTGAAGTAGACGAAGCCAGACGTAAACGTCCTACTAGGAATGAGATAGAAGCGTATCTTAGAAATCTACCACCCGATCCTGGTCAGGCGCCGGCAGCAGCAGCGCCAGCGGCACCGGCAGCAGCACCTCCGCCGCCTAATGAGACTCCGGAACAAAGACGCATACGTCTACAACGTGCAGCCGCGGCCCAGGCAGATCGCACTGCGACGTCTGTGCCAAAACCTGAACCGTCGATCTATGATCGATTCAACACTCCTAGTGGCCAACCTACTGGTCCAGCTCAAGCAATGCCGGGCACACAGGCAGCAGCAGGAGCAGCAGCGGGAGAAGCTGGGACATTAAGCAAACTCTGGAAAGGGGCCAAAGGTCTGGCAGCAAAAGCAGCATTGCCACTCACTGCCATTTATTCAATCTGGGAAGGCTATAAACAGATATCGGCTCTTGATACCAGTATGCCCGAAGATCAATATCGTGCCGCAGTGGCTAAGATTGTTGCTAGATTGGTAAATGAGTTTGGATTGTTCTGGGTAGGCGCTATACTTGGTGCCGCGATAGCCGGTGCTGTAACTGGACCAGGTGCCTTGATTGGATTTGTTGCTGGTGGTGCAGGTGGTATCGCGGCTAGTTACTTACTAGGCGACTCTGTAAATGCTATCACAGACCAGATTGTTGATAGCCTTTATGGCACCGGTGGATCACCGTCAATGACTGCAGAAGATCGAGCCGCTATCACACAGAATCTAGCTATCATTGAAGATTTTGTTAAAAACAATCCTTCCGAAATCACGCCCGAACTCCGAGCCAGAATTGATACAGTGACGAAAGCAGCCAAGGCAGCACTAGCACAGCCGAGCAGCCAGAAACCTGCTCCTGCTGCACCTGCTCCTGCTCCTGCTGCACCTGCCTCTGCTGAACCTGCTCCTGCCGGTAGTGGGGCAACCAATGGGATACCGGCTGCGACTCCCGATATCAACACCACATTAGATAAACTGGACCAGTTCTTAAAGAAGAAGCAATTTGAAAATGATCGCAAGGAACTACTAAAGAACCAGCACCTTCTGAGCGAAACAGAACGGATGGCATTACACAGAGACTTATTTAAAGAAGATTGGACTGATTGGGCAACTGGCGCTGCTATCGGCGCCGGTGCTGGTGCTGCTGCTGGTGCTGCTGCTGGACGGTCTGCTGCCAGAGGCTCTTCTGCTATTCCTACTCCTCCTCCTAGTGGATTACAATCTGCGTTATCTAAATCTTGGGAGGCTCTTAAATTTCTCGGCCGGGGAGTCCGTAAGGTAGGTTGGTGGGGAGCATTGTTTACTGCGGGTATTGCAGCAAACACTTTTTGGGAGTGGATTAAGTCTGATCCAAGGTCGGCTACAGCAGCAGGAATATCGCCCCAAGATTTACAAGAATGGGAACAGTTGGATGCCCAGCTGAATAAATTGATTCCTGATAAAGAAACATTTGAGGCATTACCATACGATGTTCAGAAAAAAGCCATAGAGGTAGCCGCACGTAGTACAGAATTTAAGAAAATGGTAGTAGAAAAAGCCAAGAAAAACGCTGCTCAACCTCCTCAATAAATTACAACTCTAATTGTTGTAAAAAAACAACAGAAAAAGTTGTGAAAAATCGCAACTTTCTGTTGAAAAAACGGTAGACCGCTATTGTCCGAAATGCTATAATACACGCATGTTCAGCAAAAAGGAGCCCCAAGTGTCTACAGCAACTTACCAAGCACTCACCGAGAAACAAAAGCGTGAAGTCCGCATGTATGGCGTGACTGAAGCAGGCATGCGTGAATCGGTAGAATCCTCAATCACTTTTCGCTTCTCTGGTCCTGCTATGATGGCTGCAAGCCTCATGAGCGATGCCCAGGAGATGATCAACACCGAATACGGCGAAGTTGATAGCATGCGAGCCGAAGATGCCCGTCAATGCCTGAATCGTGCCAAGTGGATCCTGTTTGAATATGTTATGAAGGACGGTGAATAATCATGCAAGTTTTCCAACTGATCGAGCGTTTGATGGACCTGGACCCTAACGCCGAAGTCCACTTGAGTTATAACTACGGCGACCACTGGAGCACCCAAGTGGCCCCTACTGTGGACACGGTAGACGAGGGACTGGTGAAGTATAGCGACTACCACCGCATGGACCGGTTGATGGACGAGGACGAGATGTACGAAGAAGAAGGCGACTTCGAAGGTACTCGCCGTGTGGTAGTTTTAGGTTAAGGAGCACAAGATGATCGCAACACAAGATTATGGCATGTATACTGACGCCGGTAACTCGGCAGTTGATTCCATCGTTGAGATGGCCCGCAAGCACCAACTGTCATGGCAAACGGTGCATGACATGCTGGAGGCTATCTGTTTAGAAGAAGCCTACGAAGAAGCCATAGACACCGCTGTGCGCGAAGCAGTATATGAAACCTTGTTTGGCAATCAAAATTCGGTTGACCACTAATCCGCGAACTGCTATAATACACACATCACCAACCAACTCTGGAGTCTAATATGGGAACTCGTAGCCGCATTGGCGTCATGCATGGAGACAAGTGCAAAAGTGTTTACTGTCATTGGGACGGCTATCTGTCGCACAATGGCAAGATACTGCAAGATCACTATGACAGTTCCAAAGCCAACCATCTTGTGGCATTGGGCGACATGAGCAGCCTGGATGAGCAGATTGGCGAGAAGCATCCCTTCGACGGCTACTCGGGCGAAGAAGCCAAAGTCTTGTATGACCGCGCCCGCGAGAACAAGTGGACTACCTTCTACGGTCGCGATCGCGAAGAGAAAGATGTGGACTTCCAAGTAAGCCAAAGCTTCGACGAGTTCTTGGAACTGGTAGAAGGCACTGGTGCTGAATACTTTTACATCATGCGAGATGGTGTGTGGTATTGCGGTAGTCGGTATGCTGTGGAAGGCATGATTCCTGACACCCTGTATGTCCTGAGCGAGCAGTTGGCGAAAGAAACTGTTTGACAAGAAATTCAAGATCACTTACAATACACTCATCAACAACAGAAAGGTCTCCGATATGAGCGATTCACGCACCGTTACTTCGCGCCAAGCACACAAGAGTCTGCTTAAGGCATTCAAAGCCCAACGCCCGCTGTTCCTGTGGGGCCCTCCCGGCATTGGCAAGAGCGAATTAGTGGAAGGTATCACCAAGGAACTCAACGGCTACATGATCGACCTGCGTTTGGGTCAGATGGAACCCACTGACATCCGCGGTATCCCGTTCTACAACAAAGAGATTGGCAAGATGGACTGGGCACCTCCTGTGGAACTGCCCGACGACGAACTGGCCAGCCAATATCCTATCGTTGTGCTGTTCTTGGACGAACTGAACAGTGCCGCGGCTAGTGTTCAAGCCGCTGCTTATCAGTTGATCTTGAACCGTCGCATTGGCAAGTATGTGCTGCCTAAGAACGTTGTAATGGTTGCCGCAGGTAACCGCGAAAGCGACAAGGGTGTGACCTATCGTATGCCTACTCCGTTGGCAAATCGTTTCATCCACCAAGAAATGAAAGTGGATTTTGCCAGTTGGTTGGAATGGGCTGTGCTCAACAACATCCACAAAGACGTGGTGGGCTACTTGAGCTTTGCCAAGCAAGACCTTTACGACTTTGATGCCAAGACCGCTAGCCGTGCGTTCGCTACTCCGCGTTCGTGGACATTCGTTAGCCAACTGTTGGACGACGAAGACAGCGACACCGACACCACTACCAACTTGGTAGCGGGCACTGTGGGCGAAGGCTTGGCAGTGAAGTTCATGGCACACCGCAAGGTTGCTGGACGCATGCCCAAGCCCGAAGACATCTTGAGTGGCAAGGTCAAGGACTTGAATGTGAAAGAAGTCAGTGCTATGTATAGCCTGGTTATTTCCATGTGCTACGAACTCAAGGCGGCTGTTGAGAACAAGACAGACGAGAAGAAGTTCCACGAAATGGCTGATAACTTCCTCAGCTACATGATGCGGAACTTTGAGACTGAGTTGACTGTGATGGGTTCGCGTATTGCATTGACCACATACGACTTGCCGTTCAAGCCTACCAAGCTCAAGCACTTTGATGAGTTCCACAGCAAGTTTGGAAAGTATGTGCTCCAAGCACAGAGCTAAACAAGGACGGGGACTACGGTCCCCGTTTTCCATATGCAATATCAAGTCACCCGTTTAGATCGTCGGCACTCACATCATGAGAGGTTCTCTCACATGATTGAGTTCTCCAAGCGGCGACTAGGAACTCTGGGTATACCCACTTACAACACTGGAGCATTGGATTTTGATCGTGCTCGTCGCTGGTTCAACGAGACCTATGGATGGAGTCAAGAAGCAGACCTCCAGACCAAGATAGACAAAGACGCTCGCCAACTCAGTCAGGCAGCAGAGTCAAACACACATTGGGCATATCACACAGAATACCGAGACTTCCGTATCTATGCCAATGAGCCCGAGGTTGCCTGGTTCCAGTTAAAATTCACCAACGAATCATGACCAACGGCATCACAGTAAAAACTGATCTTATCATCTTTGATAGCGAGTCCCTTTGGGAGCCCATCAAAAAAAAGATCGTGGCAGAGTATGGTCCCAGCCATTTGTTGAGATGGGTCATGAGACGCGAACTAGGATTCACTGTGCGGCTTCACCAGAACTGGCAAACCGTCAATAAGAACCACATTGGAGATATCGTCACTCCCCGCTGGTATTTTCAAAATCAAGTGCATCTAGACTTTTTCAGCACTTCGGCACTCACATGGTTTCAACTTAAATACCTTTAACACTAGGAAACATCATGGCAGGCAAAGCAAAATCCGTATACCTCACAGTCACACCCATCAACCAGCATAACACCGTTTTCAAGAAGGTGTTTTTCAATGCCAAGGAGTTCAATGACTATGTCAAAACAGACGAATTCAAAGCATTGTATCCGGACACAGACTACAAAGTGATCAAAGAAATCTACTGAAAATCGCAACTTCGGTTGGCAAATTCGGTAGACCGGTATTGCTCGAAATGCTATAATACATACATAGCAACAAGGAGTACCAGATGATAGCAGAACGCCCTCGCACCGCACTTTATGACGCACGCCACGGTGGTCCATATGACCGTGGATCCGCAGATAGTTACTACCAGCGCGGTTTCAACCCGCACTACTTCGAAGGTGCTACCTCTATCACTCCTCGTGTGGAGATGGCCGAGATGACTGCCGCTGAAATCACAGCCTACACCGCAGGCTTCAACGACAACGAACAGTTTGGTGACAAGAAGGATTGGGGTTGATATGAGCATGCTAAACACCCGAATGAACGACGACATCCAGCGTATCATCGATCGCTTGGAGCAGGCCAAGTTGGAAACCAACCGCTGGGAGAAGATACGCTTGGTGAAACAGATTACCCATTCAGCAGAGGACTATGCGTTCTACTGGGAAGAGAAACTGGCTGACTTGGCGGGTTGACTAGAAATGCAATCTCAGTTATACTGCACTATTGAAACAAAGGACACATATGGCAACTAAAGGCACCACAGCAGATACCAAAGACAACAAGTTTAAAGATCTTGTGGGTCCCAAGGACATGAAACTGGACGGCATAGTGCGTGAGAAACTGATCACTGCCCGTGTGGGCTTGCTGCTCAAGGCCAGTTTCTTTGGCAATCTTGCTACTCGGTTGAAACTGATCAATGCGGACGAATGGTGTGCTACTGCCGCAACAGACGGCAGGAACTTCTATTACAACACCCGCTTTATCCAACTGCTCAAGCCCAAAGAGATTGAGTTCTTGTTTGGACATGAGGTATTGCATTGTGTATATGATCACTTTGGTCGCCGTGGAGATCGCGAACCGCAGATCTGGAATGTCGCTAACGACTTCTGTGTGAACGCAGACTTGAAGGAACACGGCGTAGGCGAGTTCATCACTTCAGTGCCGTGCCTATATGATCGCAAGTATAACGGTTGGAGTTCTGAAAAGGTCTACGATGACCTCATGAAGAATGTCAAGAAGATCAATCTGAGCGACCTATTGGATCAGATGATCGACGAGCACTTGGATGGTGAAGGTGACGACGAGGGCGAAGGTGGTGGTAAAGATGATGGTGAAGAAGTTGATGGCAGCGGCAAAGGCAAAGGTCGTCCCAAGATTTCCGACGAAGAACGCAGAGCCATCCGCGACGAGATCAAGGAAGCCATGCTGGCAGCAGCCGCCACAGTAGATGGTGCTGGCAACATTCCACTAGGTGTTCAGCGTCTTATCAAAGAGATGACAGAACCCAAGATGAACTGGCGTGAACTGTTGCGTATGAACTTGGAGAGCACTATCAAGAGTGACTACACTTGGATGCGAGCCAGTCGACGTGGGTGGCATATGGATGCAGTTATGCCCGGCATGAAGCCCGATGAGATGATCGATGTTGCTCTTGTTATTGACGCTTCGGGCAGTATGGATGAAGGCATGCTCAAGGATATCTTGAGTGAAGTACAAGGTATTATGGATTCGTTTCCTGTATACAAAATCCATGTGATATCGTTTGATACCCAAGTATACAATCCGCAACAATACGATTCGGATAACTTGGACAGTATTGTTGACTACGAGGTGCAAGGAGGTGGCGGCACCAGCTTTGAATGCTTTTACGAGTATTTCAAAGAAAACGACATCACGCCGCATCGCATGGTAGTGTTCACAGACGGTTACCCTGGTGGTTCATGGGGTGATGAGAACTACTGTGAAGTCACTTGGATTTTGCATGGCACTACAACGATTGAGCCACCGTTTGGTACTTGGGCTTACTACGAAGAAGCAGACAAATAAACTCAACGAGTTTGTCCGAAACACCCTGAGAAATTTATCTCAGGGTGTTTTCTTTTGTAAATATCTGTATGGAAAATACCGACACTCAACTCACAATCACCGACATCGCTCTCACACGCGATGTGATCGACCTTGCTTGCAAGCGTGGCGCCTTCAGTGGTGCTGAGGCCAAGCAGGTTGGAACCTTATTTGAAAAACTGGATCAGTTTATCAAGGCTGCTGTAGCACAGGCTGAAGCAGAAAAGCAAGCTGAGGCTGGAGTGCCAGAATCAGCTACCGCGCCAGAAACTCAAGGAGAATAATATGGCATTTTTGAAACACATTGGTAAACACGCCGACCGTAAAGTGGCAGTGATCTTTAGACAGATTCCCGGGGACGATCACATGTGTTTGTGCATCTATCCAGATCTGTTGCCCATCAACTTGCACGATCCCTTGATGAAGGTATTGGAGAGCCCAGTAGGACAAAGTGCCGAAGAGTTTGCTGATGCTTTGAATCGCAATATCTTCCCAGACGGTCGTAACATGTTGCAGACCCTGCACACCGAACGCCTGATGAAGCGTGTGCAGACTGAACAGATCTTGATGACACCCACCTTGCAATCTAATGTTCGTCTCAGCGAACTCAACAAGATCCTCAACGAAATGAAGAAAGGCGAAGATGCTGTTCGTAAGATGGCCGAATTAGATTCAGCTCGCGGCATGGTTGATCCTAAGACCAAGCGGGCCGCAGAAGCCGCTTACAAAGCCGGACAACAATCTCCTCGTAGTAAAGTAGAAGCAGGATACACTTCGGCACCCACAGATGGTGCTTTAGATGATCGCGCTATCGCTGCTAACATGCTTACACAGGCCGTGAAAATGCACAACGAAGCTACTTCTTTGATCAATGAAGCAGCAAGGATGAAGAAAGAAGCAGAGAGAATGTTTCCCGGTGTGAAGATGATGGACTTGCCTAAAATGGCACCAATTCCACAGGTGGAAACAGAAGCACCTAAGGCTCCCGCAGTAAAACGAGGCCGCCCGGCCAAGGCTAAGGCTGCTGCTCATGCCACTGAGTGAAGAGTTTCTTGCCAAGTGGGATCACATAATTTCTGAAGTCGAGAAGACTCAAGTTCCGTTAAAATGTATCAACAAGATGGTGATAAAGATTGCCGGGGGCAAACAAAAGACCATCAACCTTGCTAGACTACGAAGAGACGGACTCGATGACGACGAGATTGAAGAGATTATGAATAGGAATCTCCATATCCTGGGTGAATCAGTAAACAATATTGATTTTATTTTAGACGTCAACACCGTGGCCGGAATCATACAACCAGCTACAGACAAATTATTGAAAAGTTTATGAATGTTAAATTACTTAGTCACAGCCAACCAACTCCAGAATTTGCAGAACTGGGCATCCACGATGCTCAAGAACTCATCGCGTATTGCGCCCGTGTCAGCAATCCCAGCAATCAGCTCAATACAGAAACATCAGAAAAACTCATCCGATACTTGGTCAAACACCAACACTGGTCACCATTGGAAATGGTCTCAGCCTGCTTGGAAATCACTACCACAAGAGACATTGCCCGCCAAATACTACGGCACAGAAGTTTCTCATTCCAAGAGTTCAGCCAACGCTACGCTGACCCAACAAAGGATCTCAGTTTCGTATTGCGGGCTGCTAGACTCCAAGACACCAAAAATAGACAAAACAGCATAGAGACTAGCGACGAAGATCTTGCATTGTGGTGGGATAGTGCCCAACAAGAGATTATTGATCTTGCCCGGAAGCATTATGCCCGTGCTATTGAACTGGGCATTGCCAAAGAACAAGCCCGTTCCATCCTGCCCGAAGGCAACACGGTTAGCAAACTATACATGAATGGCACACTTAGATCATGGATCCATTTCATTGAACTAAGATCTGCCAATGGCACACAAAAGGAACATCAAGAAGTTGCTGTGGCCTGTGCTCAAGTTATAGCACGAATTTTCCCAATGGCAGCAGACTTGGTTGCAAAGTAGAAGTCAACCTGCTATACTAGCGTATGGCTAAACTACTTAGAGATTTATCTCGAGAACGAGAATACAACCAACACGCCAAAGGTCCGGAACACATGATCATCAATGGTCAAGTAGTGAAAGTTTCGGACATGGTGGTGCATAGATTCCGCATGGGAGATGTTGAAGATCCTGTGCTATATGCTGCCCAACCCATACATGCGTGGCAACAGACTGAGGCAGGCAAGTTTGTGATGGAACATGCCATGGAATCTCCTTGGTGGGTGCGGCACATGGATCCAATGGACTATGGATATCAGTTTGCTATTGTGGCCCGCATGAAAGAATCTGATCAAACTTTTTACACGCTGAAATATGTTCGCACCACAAATTGAATACATAGACGCAGTAGAAGTCCCATACCGCACTGTAAGAAAACTGGTATGGAACGGCACAGAATTTGTGCCTATACTGGTGTATAGGATACAAGGACATCTCAAGGACGAAGTGCATCAGTGGTTACGGAACACTTACGGACCGCGTGGGCAATATCTAAATGGTCGCCATTGGGATCATTACGAGGGGAAATTTACCGTGATGGACGAACAGGTGTATATGTTCTACAAACTGAAATGGGAGGGAAGATGAAAATTCTAGTAACAGGCGGGCTAGGTCTGATCGGGCACAATGTGGTCAAACGACTACAAGAGCAAGGCCACACAGCATCCATAATTGATAATCGTACCACATACGGAATGATTCCACAATCAGAACTTGACTACTTGATGGTGGAAAGACTGAAGAAGATCCAGTTATCACCATCGCACTTGTATAATCGAGATATCTGTGATAGAGAATCAATCGACGACATATTTGAGATAGAGCAGCCCGATGTAGTGATCCATATGGCCAGCTTTCCACGACAGAAGGTTGTGAATGCCGACCCTGCATGGGGATCTAGAGTGATGATGGAAGGCTTGATCAATGTGCTTGAGAGTGCCAAAAAACACAAAGTAAACCGAGTTGTGTATATTTCCAGCTCAATGGTGTATGGTGACTTCAAAGATGATGTCACCGAAGACGCTGTATGTAGGCCACAAGGTCAGTACGGCATAATGAAACTAGCAGGAGAAGAACTTGTCAAAGATTATACTCGCCGTGGTTGTTTTGATCACGTTATTATCCGTCCCAGTGCTGTTTATGGGCCACTTGATGTTGAAGACCGAGTCGTCTCCAAATTCATGCTCGCAGCAATGCGCGGCGGAGTGCTCCGGGTCAACGGATCTAGTGAAACCCTAGACTTCACCTATGTGGATGACGCTGCTGATGGTATCGTGGCCGCTGCTACGAGATTTGTGGGTGAGTGCCGAACATTCAACATTACAAAAAGTCACAGCGTGAGTCTACTACAGGCTGCTGGCATGATCGTTGAGCTCGTGGGGCAAGGCTCGATTGAACTACGCGACAAGGATGCTGACTTTCCAAGCCGTGGTGCGTTGAACATAGATCGTGCTAGAGCTGTGTTAGGCTATGATCCAAAAGTTGATGTAGCAGAAGGATTTGAGAATTACTACAAGTGGTTCACTACCAGTCCGTATTGGAAATTATGAACATATCATTTACAAATTTACAACAACAGTATCTCGATTGTAAAACAGAGATAGATCAGGCCATAGAAAAAACTATCGCCAGTAGCAGCTACATCACAGGTCCTGATGTCACTGTGTTTGAAGCAGCAATGGCCGAATATGTTGGTGCTGAAGATTGTGCCAGCACAGGATCAGGAACCATGGCCCTAATCTGTGCATTACGGGCAGCCGGTATTGGTCCAGGACACGAAGTATTGACCACTCCACACACCTTTGTGGCCACCACAGAAGCCATTGTTATGGTGGGTGCCCGACCTGTGTTTGTGGACATTGATCCTGCCACGCATCTCATGGACCTGCACCTAATGCTATCAAAGATTACCTCTAGAACACGAGCAGTTCTTTGGGTAGACATGTATGGGCAATGTCCGGATCTGGATCGCATAAAAGAGATCTGCGTATTAAACGATCTAGTGATGATTGAAGATGCTGCTCACAGTCTAGGAACACAATGGCGTGGTCAACAGATTGGAAGTATAGCTGATCTTACCTGCTTTAGTTTTAACCCGGTGAAGAATCTTGGTGCCATGGGCGATGCCGGTTGTGTGACCGGCAGTAGAGAACTCATGGACCGGGTGCGTATGTATCGAGATCACGGTCGCACAGGACGCTATGACATAGTAGAACTGGGATACAATGCTAGAATTGACAACATGCAAAGCAACATTGTGCTGGCCAAGTTGCCCAAACTGGTGCATTGGATCAATCGAAAGCGAGCGATCTGCTCATGGTATGATGAAAGACTAAGTGATATTGTTAAAACCATACATCGAGATCCACGTGTGGGCCAAGGACATTATGTATATGTGATACAAACACCGCAGAGAGATGCATTGAAACAGTTTTTAGCGGATCGTGGTATCCAGACCAATGTGCATTATGCCACTACCACACATCAACAACCGGCATATCAAGCATGGTATTCTCCATGCCCAGTAGCAGAGACCACAGTGAAAGAAATACTGAGCCTGCCTTGTTGGTATAGCATGACTCAAGATCAACTTGATCATGTTGCTAATAGTGTCAAGGAGTTCTTTGCATGAACATGTGGTTGGTTGGTGCGGGTTATTGGGGATCTAAATTGTTGGAAACTTTGAAGAAGTTTGATGTGACCGCACAGGTCATTGATATCCGCAATGGACAAACCATTGCGGATATCACAACAAAGGATCCAGTTATGTTGGCCACACCATTGTGGCAACATCACGAGCAAACTGTAGAACTGTTAAAACGTGGGCATGATGTGTATGTAGAAAAGCCCATGGCCGAAACAGTGAATCAAATCGCTGATATACAACGGTATCTACAACCTGGGCAGTTGCTCATGGTGGGACATTTGTTTGTGCATCATCCACAGATGCATGAGATCCGTTCTCTGATCGATCAAGGTGTGATAGGAAAATTACAGCATGTGACCAGCCGTAGATTGAACTGGGGTATCTACCAAACCAAAACGGATCCACTGTTGAGTCTTGCAGTGCATGACATCAGTATATTGCTACAGGTATGCCCCCACCCTACAGTCACTCATGCCCAGGCATGGAACTATGCCCAAGGACCACAATGTGACCGAGTGTCATTCAGCGGGTATGCTGATGGTGTGACTTTTGATGTTGATGTGAGTTGGCATTGGCCTGTTCGCACCAGGCAAACTGTGTTCATCGGCACACAAGGACAGATTGTTTGGGATCAAGATGTGAATGCTGTGACTGTGAAGAAGAATCTGATCATCAACAATCGTGCTGTGGCGCACGAGAATCCAGTTGAAACATATCTCGACGGTATCACACCATTAGAAGCCGAACTCGAGCATTGGATCGATTGTATACATTCTCGGCAAACACCCAGCAGTGACATCGAGCAGGCTGCTCATGTGGCCAACATAGTTCAACAAGTAAAAAACTTACTGTAAGTCTCCGTAGCGTGACACAAAATACTCACGCAACCATTCCCATCTAAATGACTGTTTAAGAGTTGCTAATGCTCGATCGCTGGCTTTGAAGAACTCCACGCCATCTTGGGCACCTTTCAAACACCATTCAGCATGATCTCCTTGGGCACGAGATAGCCAGGTGTTCAATCTGTATTCACCATCCACAGTGGGTGACTGTGATTCAAAGTAGGCTAGCTTGGCACACTCTCTAAATGCTGTTCGCCATGTATGGTAAGGAGTCTGATTGAAGTTGCCGTAGCAACTGACTATAGGCACACTTTCGTGAGCAAAACTCAATGTGTAATCTAACCCAAAGTTCTTTGCTTGATTGAGTTCTCGGACACCTTGACAGTTATACATCACCACGCCCATATGGCCGTATTGTAACCCGTTCACTGTGTTGATGCAATCAAAGATATAGTTCTTGGGTTGCTGCATAAAGTCAGGAACGTAGGAGAAATCAAATTGTTCATACAATCGTGTCTTGGCAAATACTGCGTAATACCAAGGAGTTGAACTGAGATCTGCTGCTGCTTCGAGGGCAGTTTCCATACCAGCAACACCATGCACACGCTTGGCTCTGGCACATCGTTGTGCTAGTATGTTCCAATTTTGTTCTGCATCTGGTTCATCATAAGAGATGAATACCACATCCATCAATTTGTCAACACGGTCATTGCAGTGTGTTTTGTCTATGTAAGGATAATCATATAACTGTGTCTTTATGTAAGGTATAGCAGTTTTAGGAACGACCACACTGCCGGCACCGGGACTTAACGGAACTATGGTCTTGGTTTTCTCTCTCCACAAAGAAACAGCCGGGGGTCTTAGGCCGTGGATGGCAGTGTTTCCAGTTGAAAAGATAGCCAATGGTCCAGAAAAATCTCGGGTCAGCACAGCATCAACATGGCTATCATGGTTGTGATGTATCACCGACATAGGTCTACGTGGCACCGATATATATGTGTCAACAAAATTACAATCATACCAGTCCAGTAAATCTACAGTTTCTGCCTTAGCAGCAAAACTAGGCACATGCATGAAGAATGTGTCTCCAAACTTTTGTTCATCACTGGCAAACACGTGAAGCAGTTTATATTGCCAATGGCTAGGATGCCAAGAGAAGTCAAAGTTAGTGTAATCACAGATGCTAGAACATACCCATACAAATTCGTGTTCGGTACCAATGCTTTTGGCCAATCGTATCAGGGTATCTCTGTAGTTGTCAAAGTATCGTACACGACGGGCAACATCGGGTATCTGTCCGGCTGCACCATCCATGTGATCTATTTCGTACCTAGCCGTAGCTAGAGTTCTCGGCAATATTGGTCCGGAACGATAATTGGTATCTGTGTAGCCTACTGTTGGAACAAGATACGTGCCCGAATCTTCTTGCCATTGGCTAGGCCATGCATGACGTTGATGTTCTTGCCAAGGCACTGGTTCATAAAGGAAATCAAAGCCTGTGTAATCCACTAAGTATGATACCATCCAGAAAAACCGTGTGCGTGACTGTTGTTGTGCTTGCTCAATGGTTTGAACCTGTTGCTCATGTGCAAACAGATTTGGTTTGGTTCCAATATAAAATACGTCAAACATGATTAGAATAGATGAGATTTACGAAAATACATTCTTGCCTTGGGTGAGAAAAAATTTGCCGCATACCAGAATGCTTTATCATGATCCTTTTGGGAGAAGTGACCCTGACAGTATTTGCGACACTGTGTCGAACAACACAAATAAAAATTTCATATATTTTTTTGATCAAGAACCCATGGTAGTAGATCTCCACCAAGAAACATTTGATCAAATTGATTATAGGAATTTTCATTGCGATCATCATCCACATTGGAGATTTCATTACAGAGATCCTGGAGTCATTGTAGTTAGTGAAACCGACAGTGACTATGTAGATTATATATGTATATCGAGAGACTTGCAACCTTTTTATTATTTTTTTCACGGGTGGGCTGCACTGGATTGGTATCGTGGATACGATCGAACTTTTGCAATCACACCGTGGACTGAGAGAAAAATTCGAAAAACATTCTTCAGTGCCAATCGTATCATTGGCGGAGCAAGACAACATCGTGTATTGATGTTATATCACTTTAGTAAGTTAGATCTCATGCATAATTGGATCAGTGCCAGTGCTGTGTGCCCTGTGGAAAATATTTCTATTGGTGAAATTGCCAAAGAATATCAGGAACGATACCCTGACATTGTTGATACTGTTAACAAAATAGATTTACCTAGGCTATTTCCCGACGAAGATACACCTCGAATGAGCAGTTGTTGGTTAGATCAATTTGAGCTCTGTGCCGAAAGTCTGGTGTATCATGTGACTGAAACTGTATACTCCGGTCGGAGATTACATCTTACTGAAAAATCATTTAAACCTATTGCTCTAGGAATGCCATTCATACTAACTGCTACCGCTGGAAGTTTGGAATACTTGCGTAGTTACGGATTCCAAACATTTGGTGAGTTCTGGGACGAGAGTTATGATCTTGAGACTGATGATTTTATCCGAGCCGAGAAGGTGGCTGCTGTATTAAAACGACTAGATGATCTCTCAGACCAAAAGAAACAAGAACTTTTTCAAGACTGCTGGCCGGTGATTGAACACAATTGGAATTGGTTCTATCGGGGCAGATTTGAATCTGTGTTATGGACCGAACTCATTGACATGTTAGATTCAATTAAAACATATATATCACAATGATTTATATAGCCGTAGATCATATTCATTCTCAGAACGCTAGACCCATGCCTAACGGTATACCTGTGGAACTGCACGATCAGATTGACCACATGGATGGATATCGATTAGATTTTCCGCGTATTATATACTATCTTCAAGATTGTAAAATTCCCTATCAAGTTGTATTAACCAATGATGCTCCCGTCGGATCGTGGTATCCAATGGTGTCGGGATGGTTTGATTTCAGTCAAGACTATATCGCACAGATCAGCGATGCTGCGATGACCAAAATAAAACGCAAGGAGATGACTTTGGTGTTTACATATCATGAAGGTGATCATCCCGGTCGTATTCGTGATCGACTGAACATACTTTGCGATCAGCATGGTATTGATAGAGAAATGACCTGGTTGATATCTGGCAATACCAGTGCTGATCAATATCAGAATTGTATATATTGGCCGGAACTTGAGCTCATGTATTGGCGCACTGTAGATCGTAACTCTAATGCCCGATATCATCTTGACCCAAGATCACGAGCTTATACTGGTTTATGCAGGATAGATAAACTATGGCGTAAAGTATTCATGAGTGACCTATGGAGTCACGATTTACATAAGCAAGGATACTTCAGTTATACTCAACACCTACTGGGTGGAGAGGACGACTACTATGGATGTGCGTTGAGGAATGGGTATCTAGCCAAATGTCAGTCTAGAGTGGATCGTTTTATTTCTGCTGGGCCATTTCTGGTAGATGATCTTGATACTCGAGCTCACAATACCTACAATCGAAACATGACCGAATTGTATGCAGATAGTTATTTTAACATCGTGCTAGAGACCATGATTGACATAGATGAGTCGGGTGGACAGTTTGTCACAGAAAAAACATTCAAACCTATATTCAACAATCAATTTTTTGTAGTAGTAAGTTCTGCCGATCATTTGCGTCACCTACGTGATCTAGGATATCAAACTTTTAGTCGATGCATAGATGAAAGTTATGATTCTATTACTAACAATCAGGATCGCTTTGAAGCTGTGCTTGACCTCACCAAGTCATTGATACAATCCGGGCAGGAGCATTTACATGGTCTGTATCAGAATCTTGCACCTGAGATACAGCACAATTCTCAAGTGTTCCAAACCGGCATGTCTCATAGACTACAAGCCGTTGTGGATCGTATCAGCTACAGACCTTGATTCCGTAAACCCGCTGGAATCGATCAGCATCCCCAGGATCGTTGACCATAGGCTCTCCGCGAATGTTGAGACTGGTGTTTAACAGCATAGGGCATCCGGTCATCACATACCATTTTTCTAATAGTTGGCGAATACCCGATCCATCTCGAGGCACGGTCTGCACTCTGCTGGTGGCATCCACATGCACAATGGCTGGGAATAGTTCTGGATTGCGGCAGTCGGCCACTACCTGCATGTATGGGCTGGTATTAAAGTTAGGCGGCATGTCAAAGTATTCTGCTGCATATTCTTCTAGAATCACTGGTGCAAATGGTCGGAACTTTTGTCGACGTTTGATCTCATTCACTCGGTTCTTTATTGAATGCCCTCGAGGATCTGCTAGTAGACTACGATTTCCTAATGCTCTTGGGCCAAACTCTGCACGGCCCGATGCCACACCCACGATCTTGTCTGTGACTAGATAATCCAAGATTTCGTTTACCGGGTAAGCACCGGGTATATTATGCCCGAGAAAAGCATCTCGCCAATTAACACGGCCACCATGAGCCAAACAACTAGCACCGAGACTATTGCCAGCATCCCCCGGATTAGGCATGATCCAAATTTTTTCATAGTATTGTCCTAAGAATCTATTGGCCAGGCAGTTCAATGCCACACCACCGCCGTATACTAGATTACGGCTGCGCCCATGCTCTCTGGCCTTTTGTAGAACATCTCGGATCATGCTTTCCACTAGAAATTGTGCTGTGCTGGCAATGTTTGCAGGATCAGCATGAGGCAAGAAATCATCGTCTACACCAATGTGTAGATTCTTTTTAAAGTGTAAGCCTTTTGATAGATCTAGCAGTTGCTTCCGTATCTCGTCAAGATACACAGGTTCGCCATATGCTGCCATGCCCATGAGTATGTATTCTTCATCCATGGGTTTGAGTCCCACACGGGCAGTCATGGCCGAGTAAAATAATCCAATGCTATTGGGATATCCCAGGCTCCACACTTTTTTGTATTTGGCTTGCCCGTTTTCATACCAAGCATCCCAAATGGTTATGGTATCAAACTCACCAATGGCATCTATCACCACCACAGTGGCATCCTCAAATGGACTGGTCTGGAATCCTGCTGCTGCGTGACACAGGTGATGCCCATGAGTATGTATCTGAGGCCGCCCTATGATTCTGTATGCAGATCCTAGCAGTCGATCCCAACTGGGCCATGAGAATCCTTCGCCACTGCGTAGTTGTCGCATGGCTTTAATCCACGGGCGTTCGTAGTAGTGATACTCTAGTTTATCGGAATCTGTATGCGCTAACGCATCTAGTATGAGATCTTCACAGATATCCTTGTCGTGCTTTTTCTTGCTGTAGCGTTCGCTATGAGCAGCAAATAAGATATCGCCAGCCTGATTGATCACACTTACAGCGGCATCATGGAATCCAGCAGATATTCCTACATAGTTCATTTGTAGATGAACGGATCTCGTTTACGAAGTTCTCGCAATTTTTTACGATAGCGAATTTCTAGTGTGATCTTGGCCCACATTCTTTTAATCCAATTCATAGCATGTTCCTTATTTGTTGTTGTTGATAGTCAGGGTCACTCCAACGATACTCATATGTAGCTTGTTTTTCACCGATTCTTATTTTATAAACATCTAGATGATCGGCTAATTGAATCCAAATATCATTGTAGTCTGTTGTTCCAAAACTACGCATGAGATCTACCTGTGCTACCTTGGGGTGTCCAATGGTTAGCGATTTATCTTCAGGATCAAACCCGTTTGTTACAAGCCATGTTCTAAACTCAGTTAGTGCCTTTACCTGCCAAGGAAACGCACCTGGATCCTTGGCCCATTCAATATCAAAATCTCCCGCGGCCTCGGTCTGTGATTTCAAGCTGCTGGTCACTAATTCTCCCACACGACTATCTCGACCTTCATCATTGAATACTTCCCAATGATGTTTTCCTACTGCTTTGTTAACTCCTACGTATACTCCACCTATTTTTCGATTGATAGTATCTACACCAAACAGTTCGTAATCTTCACGATCTAATACAAATCTTGGTGCCTGCAACCAGCACATCAGTTGAGATGGCCTGCGCCATTCGGGTGCTTGTTGTAACTTACGCATACTCAACACTAAACTTTCATGCTCGTGACATAGCAGATTCAACTGTCGTATATGCCAGCGTGTGGTTGCATCAGCGGCTGTATAATACGGACTCATTGCACCCGATACACCTTGCAAATCTTCAAAGTATCTATGTAATTGATTCATATGATCATGATTGATACCAAGATCATCAGCTACAGTATTTTCCGGAGAGAACACATCGTCAATCTTATATCCTAGATCAGCTGCGTTGACAGCCGCGATACTGCGATTGATTTCTCCACAGATGTATTCTAGTGAGCGATCGCCTTCGGCCCATCCTAACCAGCAGTAGTTTTTTTCTAGATGATAGTCATGCTCGATCAGATGAGTCAATGCTGCCAACCATTTTCGTGAAAGGCTGTTGTCCTCTACATCAACGTACACGGTTAGCACATGATCGTGTTTGCTACGCAGATCTATTTCAATTAAATTCGTCAATTTCCATCCACCATTTTAGTACATCAGGTCTTGCTGATAGGATATCGGTCATAGTTATCGGGTTAGTTCGTATCTGTTCTAATTGTAACATACGAGCACGGCCTTGAGCAAGACCTTGTTTATAAGTATCTGGCCATTGTTCTTCAAATGTAGGGCGATTCTTTAACTGTATCAACACATCTTTCATGGCCCCTGTTGTTTCCGGAATCAATTCGTCCAGCCAAGGCTCAAGCAAATGCCTGGGCAAGGCCAATGGACTCATGATGATCTCTGGAGTGAATGAGAAGATAACTTTGGCTAAAATATCTACGCCGAATTGTCTAGCGAGTTCTGTAATTGAGCCAACTTCGAACATTCCGGGCAGAGTGAGCGTAAAGTCAATTCTGACTTGACGTGAGTGAGATTTGATTGCAACTGCTCCACGGAAGTGTTCAAGCCATTGATCATAATCAAGGCCTGTTCTAATGTATTCTCCAATTGAGCCTGTGCCGTCGAGACTTGCACATATCTGCCAATCCCTAATCCCAGGAAGAATGTCGCGATAGAGATTGATGCCACGATACTCCACCCTGGATAAATTTGTATTATATCTAGCATATACTCTTGGCCCATCTCCTAGTTCTATTATACGTTGCATGTATCGCCAATGCTGCTCATACATCAACGGTTCACCGCCTACCCAATACACTTCCTCTACCCTATGTTGTTCTACAGCATCACTGAACTCTTGTTCAATTTGATTGTCTTGGAACTGGCTTATCTGTTCTCGTACCTTGGGTCGCATCCAATTGTTTTTGGAATCGGACCAATTGACCATATGATGTGTCTTTTCTTCCGATTCCCAACTACTGCTTAACATGTCACCACATGTCCTGCACTTGAAATTGCACAGGTTGCTGAATCTATAATCCCAACTCACTGGTTGCATTGTGGTGTAACCGTCGGCATCCGTTTGTTCTAAAATTTCAAAGTATTTATGTTGAAAGAGCTGTCCAAAATATGTGCGATATACATCTGTATTCAACAGCTGATCATTGCACACTTCACACTCAGGCAAGAGTTCTCCGGCCATCATACGGCGTCGGACCGATCTCATGTGATCACCATTCCAGTGTTCTTCCAATGTGATGGGAATGAAAGTACCTGTTCCTGATTCAGTATCAATGTATTGTTGGAAATTCTGTGCCGGCTCTCTTGACGCACAGCACATACGTCTTTCGGTCTGCGGAGAGAGATAGGTGTGAACCCAAGGTGCTAAACACAGTGATTTAGATGTGGTCATTTAACTCCGGCCATAGTTTTCTAAAATCTGTTCCCCTGAGATCATCATGCTTGCTCAACCAACTACTTAGATCCGACATGTCATGCTCTATATCAGTATTGGAGCAAATTTTTATACACGTATCAATAGCATATTCAGTGCGTCCGGTAAACGGATATTGTGTGCGTAAAATTTTAAATTGTTCTAGCAACTGAGATTTAATAGCCAATGGCAAATGGTCGAATGTTAGAACTTTTGGCGTGTCTACCATGCTCAAGAATAACTCATTTATTCCCCGATGCATAGCCCAATGCACAAGATCAACATATCGTAGCAATGCTAAATTACTCAATGCCGTGGTCAGTATCATTGGAATTTCAAGTTCTTGGATTAGGTCAACGGCTTGTTCAATCTCTGTCCATTTGCTAGGGTAACGTAAATATTCATGGAATTCTCCTGTGCCATCAATGCTACCTTTGATGAGCACGTCTTGAAAATTGTCACGAATCTTTAAAAGATTTTCTCTGTTACACAGCGTCAGATTTGTATTTAGATCTAATCTAATGTTTCGACTTTGTCCTGATTCAATCAGCTGATCTATTAGTTCAAATGTGATTTTGTCTGCAAACGGTTCGCCGCCGAGAAAAGTTATTTGTTCCAATGATTTAAAGTCTTTGAGATTGTATTCATTTTTATAAATTGCTAGTATAGGAACATCTTTTTTTATTTTTAATTTGTGTAATTCTACGTTTCTTAGATAACTTGCATTCTCACAAGGCAAACACTTGAGATTGCAAATATTGCTAGTTGCAATAGATATTTCTTTGATATCAAAGCTAGGTAAAGTAGTTGCTCGATCTCGGATAACCGATTCAACATTTTCAAAAGCCTGGTTCATGGTCCTAAGACTCTGCCCAGACCGTTGTTCGCTGTCATAGCATTTGATACATTGCCTAGGCACTTGGTCTTGTAATAATTGTTTCTGAACCTGTGCAATCTGGTGGCTTTGAAAATATGTGCCTAATGTTTCGGTTTTGTCACCGGTCCACATGCAACAAGGATTTGTACTTCCGTCGCTGAAGATCTGCAATTTTTCAAAAGGAAAGGCACAAAAAAATCCCATATTAGTTATAATTTAATATACTTGCTAACTCTGGCGCTATTTTTGTTAGATCTTCGTGCCTACGTTGATCCAGTCGACGAATCTGTTGTCTTGTTTCTTCGCCGTCAGATGATTCACCCCGCATCATAAAATCAATGATACGTCCAAACTCCTCTCGGAACTGGTCAGGTGTATCACAGGTTGCTAGATAATCAGCAATGTGTTGTTTAGCGTCGGCGGGCAGTCTTGATATCGAAAAATACCAAGCATCATGCATCATGTTCCAATACACAAAATCAAAATCTTGCAATGCTATCCATAGTGCTACTTGATCAAGATATCTCACATTAAACACATTCACCGTGGTGCAGCATTGCAACTGTAAGTTAGGCATACCTTCACGCATGATCCTGAACCGGTTGATGTTCTCTTTCACGGTGCCCCAAGAGGCATTTGAGCGTTGATATTCAAATCGTGGACCAATATCATCCACACTGAACGCAATTTCCACAGTTTTAAAGTGTCGCCATATATCCGGTCCACGATCAGGAAACAATGTGCCATTGGTGTTATAGTGTATTTCAACTTGCCCAGCAATACCACGATCCACTATGTGTTGCAACATGTCAAAGTGTTGATCAATCATAAATGGTTCGCCACCGGTGAATTCAATGTAGCGTATATCATCAAGCACGCTATCAATCTGCTGCCAGAACTGTGTGTTCTCTTTGGGCCAGGCGCCAGCTCGTAACATTTTGTAAGCATGGCTGGATTTTTGTTCTGCTCGTGGCATGAAAGAAATCTCTTCTCCAGCAAACTGTGAGCTCGACCATGACCCGCATATCCTACATTTGAGATTGCAAATGTTGCCCAGTTTGAGATCTAAGAACATCAATGATTTAGCATCCGAGCTCCAATCATCATCCTTCAGTGAGTGTTTGAGACGATCTAATGTATGCATACGTTTACTTGTACGGCCTGCATCTTCTTCGTTCCAACATTTTCTACATGTTTCTGGCCGTTGTCCTGACAAGAATCCTGTGCGTAGTTCTTGCATGTGACGACTATTTTGTATAGTAGAAAAATCAGCTGTGGCTAATTCAAATTTATTTCCGGCATCATCATGAACCTCGTCATCGGCCAGACAACAAGGTCTCACAGTACCAATAGGACTGGCTTCCAAACTAATCCAGGGTAATACGCAGAATTGTTCGTGGGGTATTTTCATGATACGTCAAGATAGGAAAACAAAGACCGCCAATTAGTCGATCGACGTCGATCAAGTTCGTCGAGGTACACATGCAACTGCTTTATAGAAACCAGATCATTCTCTGAACTTTGCTTTAACAAACTCTGCAATCCTTGCATACGAGGAATCGCTTCTCTTTGTGCGCCTGTGTCGGTGGGCATGGTATTTAATATTTTTTCAAAATCATCTTTCCAAAAATCCCAAGCGAATATCTTTGGATGGTGAAACATATGCACCCCGGTGTAAAATTGAAAATAATGCCCAATGTGTTTGTTTTTACTATATTGTTTTATTTTTTCAATCAGCCCGGGCATTGTTTTTATAGTCATTGCAGTAACGGTCTGATTGGCATTGAGTCGTAACCAATCCCCTTGTTGACTTGCCCATGCGAATCGTTTTTCAAACTTGTTTAAATTGAGTCCAGATCTTACATACTCCTGTTCAGGCCCCCAACAATCAATGCTGGCTGTTAGATCAAATACTTTCATGTTTCCTGCGATTTGTAGTGCATGGATTCGGCCAATGTAATAATCCCACCATTTGTCGGGCACATTACAATTACTAAAAATACAGAGTTCTAAATTTGGATTGGGCTTGCGTTCTATTATGTCTAACACCGAATTCATCAACTCGTGCTGTATAAATGTTTCTCCTCCTAATAGATGCAATCGAGGCAGTTCTTGAATGTTTTTTTCTAGCCAAGCAAGAAATCGATCAAAGTATTCTTTGGTTGCTGCTGTGGGAATTGTTACAATCGGTATTGTTACATTACCTTGGGTAAACTCTCCATGCTTGATATTTTCTTGTTCGATTTTGCTGCTCAAAGATCCATTGCAATAAACGCAACTTAGATTACAGGTGTTCTGAGCAAATATCTCAACCAGTCGAGGAGTAACTGACACAGCAGTGGGGTCCGACTCCAGTTCCGGAGGAGTAAGTCCTCTTATGTCTAGATTATGTTGTCGATCACTCCAGCCACCTGCATTTTCAATTTCTTGACAGTATTCACATCCACCGGTGGGCCATTTGCCTTCAAGCATGAGCCGTCGATCGTTAAGTTTCTTGGGTATGTTATGGAAATTATCAAAATCTTCAAGATCAAAAGGTATCGGGTTAACACGGTGGCAGCTGGCTGTGCTAAGTGAATTAAGATAGATCGTGCTCCAGGTCCATTTGCTTTGACAAGCCGTGGCAGTCTTGATAGGAAATTTTATTCCTTGTGCTCGATGCATTTTGATATATGCTTCTAGCTCTTGTTGTACCGCTGGTTTCTCTCCACGAGCTCCTTGCAAAAAATTACTATACAAAGGCCAGTCTGACCCAGCCATTTCTTTATAATCTTGTTCTGTTATGTATAGATGTAGATTTTTTGTCATTGCAATGCACTCAGCTCGGGCAACACATCTGACCAGCTTTCTGAACGTATAGCATCTAGCTCATGTGTTTTACGCCAAAAAGTATCAATAAGATGTGTGTTGTCTGCGGCCATCATAAAATTGATAGCTGAGTTGAATCCTGTGCTGGCCCGCTGTAATGGATCTTGATTTTTTAACCATTCTAGATGTTCTTGATATTTTATCCGTAGACGTTGTTTATATTTTATCGGAGCAATATCAATTCGATAGTATGGCGGATCTTGTAAGATGTTCACGTTGATATCTTGGGGCTTGATAAGTCCGAGTTCTACCCAGTCTCGATGAAAGTCCGGAAGATGCCAGGCATTCATTATACTGAGCGTAGGGCTGATGTAAAAATCTACTTTTGGGCAAATTTTTAACATGTCAATCCTATTTTGTTCAACTTGTTTCCACTCAGTACCCTTACGTATATATTCGCCATATCTTCCGGATCCATCAAGGCTAGCACCTACGCTGACTGAATCAAATAATTTCCAATATTCAAATACGCTCTTATCTTTAAGATTGGTATGAGTAAAATTAGTGTTGTAAATCAATCTTACATCAAACTTTTCTCGACGCACCAGTTCATCAAGAATCTTATAATGCTCTTCCATCAGCAAAGGCTCGCCGCCTGCAAAGTAGATCTGTTCCACATGTTCAATATGATCTACCAACTGATCCCACGCATCCGTTTCAAATCTACCAGCATAGTTTAATACCTTGTGTGTTTTTTTCCACTCTGGCCCGGCTATTTTGGCTTGATCCTGATACCAAGAGCTTGAGAATATATGCCCGCAACTACGGCAACTGAGGTTACAGAGATTTGAAAATCTTATATCCCAGTAGGTCAATTCAAATCTATCTAGTGTTCCATCTTCTTTAGTTTCATGTATACGGTTGATTAGATGGCCGTGATGCTTGTTAGCACTCATTCTTCCACTAACAACTCCAATTGATTCTTGTTCATAGCATCTGTTACAAGCCGGGAGAGATCTTTCGTTTAGCATCTGCCTGCGTATTTGTTTCATGGGTTCCTGATTCCATATTTCCCGAATGGTGTTTTTTCTCATATCACCAATAGGAAATTCCATCTCCGCCATACAACATGGATACGCTGAGCCAGTAGGATAAGCGTGAATATGTATCCACGGAAACATACAAAATGTAGAACTTTTTGTGAGCAGGAATTTTTCTTGCTCACTGAGATCTTTGACATCAATCTTTATTGGATCTAGATTGGTGTAATTATACTTGCCCGCTGTTGTGTTGTTAGACATTTTATCTTGTATATGTCGTTCCGTAATCTCGTCAGCATAGACCTCCACAGTAAATGGAACAGGATCTTGTGAAAAATCTTGATAGTGACCGAGATATGCATCTCTCATTGTGATATCATTAGTAAGCACTATGATAAAAAAATTAGATATATCAATTTCGTTTAGTCTTCGTTGTAGTTGTGTTAATAACTGCCCTGCTGGACTATCGTTTTCTGCGTAGATATCACCTCGTGAGACTGTGAACAATATTCTCTGATTATCTGCATAAGGATCTTGATGCACAAGACTGATAGTTTGCATCAGCCAAGGTTTTTTACCATATTCAGTCTGATCGTGCCATGGGTCAAGATTGATCACTGCCACGACATCGTACTGAGCTTTTAGTTGTGTTATTTTTTCATCTAGTGTCATAGTGTGTCATACCAGGGTTTTAGTGCAGGAAATGCCAGATCAAAGCATTTGCCTCGACGCTGGTCATATTGTGTGTAAAACTGCTTGAAATCATTCAACAACTTGGGCCGGTCAAATGCTTCTGAATGCGGAGTCTTGACTATGTCTAAGTAATCAATCAAGCGTTGCACATGGTTGACTTCATGCTCATGCAAGAATTCACTATTCCACCAAGCGTCAAGCCAGACTTCTAACCGCTGTCGAAATACTGTGCGTAGTTCGTTGGGCAACACCAAGGGTGATTGGAAACTGGGGAATCTCAGGATGTTCAAGGTAAAACTCACAGCATCACGGCCGTATTCTATTTTCCAGTTCATTATGCATTCCAAGAACTGATCCAGCGAATACAGACACAATGCATTGATGGTGTTCATCATGTGTATGCCGCGGAACTTTCTACTATCCAACAAGCGTTCCACATTATTAGCCCAGTCATCCCACACCAGACCATCTCTGATGTATTCAGCCTGTAGACCTACGCTTTCGTTGGAAGTGTATAAGTCAACTTCTAATCCATCAATACTGGCCATCAATCGATCTAGATCTACCGCAGTGCCTAGATTTGAATTGATTGCCAGGCGTGTTTGGCTACGCCCAGGATTGTTCTTGAACCAATCAATCAGTTTCCAAGTCTCTCCTGACATCAGTGGTTCGCCGCCAGTGATTCTCAGTTCCTGGAGGGTTCGATGTAGGTCCGACTCCCACCACGCAAAGAACGCCTCCACATAAGGATTGGTTTCACCGAAGCTATAAAGCTGACTGCTGCCATGATCATGAGTAAAGTGATTCCTGCCATCAGACACAAGGCCCTGATAGGGTCCATTTTTACGAATGTCTCGAACCCAAGTGCTGCTGAATGCAGGATTACAATAACTGCAAGCAAATTGACAAGTGCGGTCAAAAGCAATCTCCAGGGTACGGAGGTTGAAGTCCTGATCGGGTGGATTGGTATGTGCTTCATTTAACAACTCTAAGGGATAAATTTTACTCTTGTACACACGATCGCTGATGGCATCACTGCCCATGTCTTCGATTTTCCAGCAATATTCACAACCTGACGGACGCTCGCCGGCTATCATCTTGCGTCGATCCTCTTTCTTCTGATCGGTATTGTGCAGCAGCCTAGGGTTAGAGGATAACATAGATACATCTACTAAGTGGGCAGGAGGATGATGGCAACTTGTAGTCATGCCACTACCCAACCAGATGGTTGCATTATACCATTTTGCTGCACAAAAACTTGCACTCTTGGTGTCCAACACCTGTTGTTTAAATTCTAAATCGGTCATTGATGTTGTTGTAGGAATTGCCAAAAACGGTCTGGAAACTCTTTACGAATCTGTTCGCGTAGTTCCCGGAGATGTTGCTGATTGTATTTACAGACATTGTAACATGAATCAAGGAAACTTGCAAGATCCTGCTGACATAAATCGTTGACTATAGAAATAATACGTTCGGCTCGATCCATAGGCGAGTCGATTAGATCAAAACTTTCATCTATCACATGTCCGAATGTTTGGAATCCTAAGTTTCGTAAATCTCTATAATAGCCGGTATTAGCAGCCACTATCCAAGGATGCCCCATAGCCAATGGTTTGACTATTTTTTCTGTTCGGAAACTATAATTACTTTCCCCAAACACAGTTTCTGTAACAAGACTAAAATAGGTGTCACGATAAGGTTCGGCCTGTAAATAACCTTCTCCCCAGGTATTACCAAATAAATCATGTTTGATAAATTTCTGGTCCGATGGATCAGTTTTTATCTCAACATCCTGATATTGCATGTATTCATATTTGCTGGGCAAGTGCTGTATAGGTGTAATCTCACCAAAGAGATCAACGCCGTTTTCTATTAGTTTCATCTTTCCCCACCTCACTGGCCTTGAATCCAACATGGTCCACAGCGCCTGATCCAATAGCCCCATCTGACGGAATCGTTGCCATAGATATTTCCTGTGTGTTCTGGCAGATCCATTGAGGAACAAAAACTTATAAGGTTTATCGGGTTGATTGTATAATTCATCAAGACGAGTCATTTGTTGCAAGTTGTGTTCGTAATCCAGGAACACATTGATAAAATGATCATGTCTTATATATGGATAATTGCTAGGCATGTCGCCGCCGGCTATCATCAATAGATGTCCCGACACAATTAAGTCGTCAATTTTAAGAGACAGAATTAGTTGTTGTAAGGTCCACGAACCTTCTGCCGCGCAATCAAACACCATGGTATAATCCTGACTCAACGCCATGCTACGAATCTGGTCCAGGTTATCTATCAACTGTTGCCGGCCGACCACATATATACTGCCAGGAACTGGCTCGCAGTCTCTGAAATCCCAAAACTCTTCTACCGCGTAGGGTTTTAGAATATCATACAGTACACTACGGGTATCTATTTGTAAATTATGTTGCATTGGGCCAATGTTGATTAAGAAAATTTAAAAAGCGATCTGGAAATTCTTCACGTACTTCTAATCTTGCTTCTGCATATCGTTGTTGATTGTATTTACAGATATCATGGCATGAATCAAGGAAACTTGCCAGATCCTGTTGGCATAAGTCTTCAACTACTTCTGCGATTCGCTCGATTCGAGATTGATTATCCTCTATAGTATCAAAACTCTCGTCGATGAGATGACCAAATGTTTTAAAACCTAACTTATGCAAGTCTCGATAGAATCCACAATTAGCTACAGCAATGAACGGATGACCCATAGCTATGGGTTTGTAAATTTTTTCAGACCGTAATGAATGTGGATAGAAAAATACTGTTTCAGTAACTAAACTAAAATAGGTATCGATATAAGGTTCTGCCTTAAGGTAAATATCTCCCCAGGTATTATTGAATAGATGATGTTTAACAAATGTGTCAGTGGTGGGGCTATCAATTCTATCTTGATAGCTATCGTATTCGTATTGGGGTGGTAGATATTTTATCGGTCTTGGATTGAGTATTAAATTTTTACCCTGGTGAATCAGATCAATCCATCCATGCTTATCAATGGTATCTGAGTCTAACGACGACCACAATGATTGATCCAATATTCCTGACAGAGCAAATCTTTCAATAAGATACTTACGATGTGGTCTACCTCTACCATTTAAAAAAAGAAATTTGTAAGGTTTATGAGATTTTGAATAGATTTCCTGGGTTCGATCACATGCTCTTAAGTTTTCTTTATGATTATATAGTCTAAGCATATAACTGTCGAATTGAAGATTTGCCCAAGAATCATCCATGTCGCCAGTGGTTATCAATAAAATTTTCTTGGATTTTACTAAATGTTCAATTCTCAATCGTCTCAATACTCCTAACATAGTCCACGAACCTTCGGAGGTCTGACTCAAGATAATTTTAACTGTGTCACTTTCGACTAGTTCAACCAACCAATCTCTATGCTTTTCAAATTGAGCATACCCCACGACATAAATGGCACCCGTAGAGATCGGTTTATCTTGTAATTCATAGAAATCATCATCTGCCAGTGGGCGTAGTAAATCATACACTTCGCAGTGGAATTGGCAATTCTGGTCCAGGACGAGTTTTGACTTACCTAGCATGCAGACCACACTGTTTCCACCAGGTGATCATCTCTGGGAATGTTTTTTCAAAGTCTGTGCCTCTGCGTCGATCGTGTTCTGTGAAGAATCTATAAAAATCTGCCAAGTCTCGTGTGCTTACATTTGGTACCGATCGCATCCAGGCAATGTCGCGCTCAAGTCGTTGCACCTCATAGTCCTTGAATCCGTGGAACGGGTCTTCTGCAGTTTCGAGATTGGCCAACATAAAATCTCTTGCTTGTTCTAGTTTCGCAGCATAGCTCTCAGGCAAGGTCTGTAGGCTTTGCCATGCAGGTTGTCTCAACACAGGGGTATCAAACCACACACGCTGATATGTGTGACTGTGTCGGCGTCGAAGATCTAATATCCACTGCATCAATGGCAGGAACCCTGTCACACTAAGATTGTTCATAGTTACAATAAACGTAAGACTATTACGATAAGGAATATCTCTGAGATATGTTTCCACATTGTGCGTTAAGCGGTCAAAATCTAATCCATGTCGGATGTATTCTGCTTGTGGCCCTGTGCCCGAGTCAAGGCTAACATACTGCATGAAATGTTCGATATCAGTGTCGCATAAGCGTTTCACATAGTCAAAGTATTTTGTTGATAGCTCGGGCTCTACGCTGAAGTTTGATGTGACTGCTAGATGTAGATCGCTCTTGGGGTGTTCTAACACATAGTCAAACACTCGATAGGTGTTTCGATCCATCAGTGGTTCGCCGCCGGTCATACGAAAGTGTTTGAGCTCAGGATACAGCGTGGGCCACCATGCCCAAAATGCTTCTACATAAGGGTTGTGATCACGGGCAGGGATAGGCCTGCGGCTGCCGCTAAAATGCTCAGCAGCGTTATGAGGAACCAAAGTAGGAAATGCCCCATGCCGGTCAACTTCTTGTTGCCAGCTAGAGCTGAACTGCGGGCTGCAATAGCTGCATTTAAGGTTGCAGGCATTGTTGAAATTGACTTCCACATATGACGGTATGACATCTTCTTCATCTCCAGTTGAGTTTTTTATCTTTTTAAAATCTACAGCAGCCCATGGTTCTCCTGATCTGTAATGCCGGTCACTCAGCTTGCCGAGATCTTCCATGTTCCAGCAGTAACTACATTCACTAGGACGTTCGTGCTGTAGCATTATCTTACGCTGTGCTTTTTTATGCTCGGTGTTATGTAGAGCTGCTGGATTAGCAGCAATCGCAGCAGAGTCTATCGGATGCAAGGGCGGATGGTAGCAACTGTTATTTAATCCTGTGGTAAGATGTAAGCTGACCTGTTTCCATTTAGCCAAGCATAGTGCAGGTCCTAGTTGATCTTTCATTTGCTCAGCCGAGTTTTGAAAAAAACTTTTATTATTCATATTAGCGGTAGTGCATGATCTCGGAAAGGAAGAAAATCAAATAATTTTTCTCCTCTTATTTTATCCAGTGATAGAGTTTTCATAACGGCATCTTTGAATAGATGTTGCTTACTATTATTGTTTATCTGTAATCTCATGTAATCACATTTGTTTTTATTGTGATATATTTTTTCAATTTTATTAACACAGCTCAATGCTAAATTTTTAAGTTCATCGGGTATAGCCGATAATGAAAAGTAGGGAGGATAATGCAAATCAGATAGCTCAACTGAAATGTTCTGATCATTAAAAAACATCAATAATTCTTCTAAAAACCACAAATTCAAAATGCTTACTGTGGTCCCAATGGCTAAGGTTATATTGTGGTTTTTTAAAGCACGGATATTTTCATTTGCTACATCCCACTTGCCGCCGGACCGTATATGATCAAACTTTTCTCCGATCGCATCAATGCTGGCCATAATTTGTACTGATTTAAAATTTTTCCAAACGTCAAAAATATTTTTGTCTTTGAATTTTAATACCGACATATTGGAATTGTAATTTAATGTGATATTTTTACTCATTCCGGCAACTGTTAATTCTTCTAGCAAATCCCAATGCTCACTGTTGATTAACGGTTCGCCCCCGGTATAATAAATGCTCTGCACACTTTGATTAACAATATATTGTTTGTAATTAGACAATGGAAAATGTCTGATAGGAATAGTTTCTCCGAGTTCCTTGGCCCAGAGATTGCTGTTCTGAGGTCCACAAGTTCTGCATTTAAAGTTACACAAATTTGTATTTCTTATATCGACAAACTGAAATCCAGGGTGATCGCTTTTTCGTTGATTGAATCCTTGGCGATAACTTGGTATATTGTTATTTTCTGCATCAACGCAAACTTTACAAACCAGTGGAGGTGTCGATGTTTTTAAATCTGCAAACGGATTGTTATCAATTTCTGAGATGTTTTTACTGTAGGTAGACGAGATTAAACAGCATGGTGCTATTTGACCATTTTCATGAAAAGTGATTCCATGATCAATCGCTGCACAGTTCCAGTTCATTACCGTGCTTCTTGTTGATGGACCATGTCTATTTCTCGAACCATAACATCACGATTACGCCAGTTTGATTTGTAATGATGTTTGAAAAACTTACTAGCGTCTACTGTCAGCATGTGCATGGGGAGATCCAGCTGAGTATGCAATTCATTAGCAATGCTGTTAATGATATGTTCGGGCTGATCATCCTCTACAGTTTTCCATAGCTCGGCTAATGCATCAAAGTTCTGTACCTGCAAATAATCCCAATTGGTGAGCATGGTCATGTATGTGCCCTGCCTTGCACCTGCAATGGCCCAATATCCGTAATCCACATCTGCGCCCACATTATGCCAAATAGTAAGATTATCAAGATTACGTTGATGAACCAGAGTCTGAAACTCACTCACTGTGGGTCTGCGACCACGATCCAGGCACATCTTCACACCTTCACGGAATCCAGCACGCCAGGCTTGGAAAGCAGATCCATTTGGGTGTGTAGTGCTATAACAGTCGTGCATAGCCCAATATAATGGATCAAAACAAAACTCTACTTGAGTTTCTGTGCGCCCATCTGTATTCTCATGTGTGTGCATATCTTTCACATAGGTCTTAGTCCAAGAACTTAAACCACCATTGCCATACATCAAGCCATTGATGTGATTTCTAGCTCTCCATCGGAACACTGCTTTTTCATGTTCTTCGGTGGGGAATTTTAGTGTTTGATTAAAGAATTCAGGATCAGGAAGATTGTCGCCATCTATCAAGATGAAACGCTCAGTAGTGCTGGCCGCTGCGGCTGCTTTGTGTGCTGCATCACTTCCTTTAACACCATCTACCCTTGTGGCCCAAGGCACCATGTTACGGATCTTGACCCAAAACTCTTCCTTAGCAGGTTCATCATAACTTAGGTAAACGCAGTCTAGATCTGCTATATCAATTTGTTTCAACGACATTTTCTTTTTTCTTCCAATACTGTCCGGGTTGTTGATCAACTACGATGGTTACATCGTTGTGGTGGCAAAGTGTGCCTGAATCTGCATGTACAACTTTGTTTAACCAGGAAATCCTGACGCGGATGAGTTTTTCATCAACTACTCGTGCTTCCATGTCCTGCAATGCAAACTGTCGGGGCGTGATATCAATGTACTTACCGGGCAAATCTTCCTGACTGTAAAACAACGGAGTACCTTCATCGTCGTGATATAACCGGTAATGAATCGGGGCAGGATCAGACCAATTGTAGTTTTTATAAAATTCTAAAAGTTCTTCTTCATTCATGTCGCCAGTCCTTTTGGTGATAATGCACTGCACCCCATTGTGCTACTGTATTGATTCTTAGCGGATTGGATTCCCAGGTTATTTCCTGTGTCCAATCTTCAGACCGTGTGGGAATTATATGGCGTTTCATGTGTACAATCCGAGGATAACTCACAAACGGCATGGTCACACGTTCCGGCCCCATGATCTGTGCCGCCATCGCATACACCAAATCTGTTGATGGAATATTATCTGGGAATTTTACCAAGGTCTTGAATTGTTCCCAGTTTTCAAAGATCTGTCTTACTAATCGAAAGAACTCCTGTGCAGTAGCACTCATTCTCCAATAGGTTATAGCATTGTACACATCCGGCAAATTGTTGGTATCAAAAACTTTTCTATAAGATCTATTAGGAGTTTGTTGGTCATAGAAATCTCTGGCTCCGGTTGATATCACAACGTCTCGATGTTCTAACATAGTCCACCAATGTTCTATCGCACTGGCAATGATCATATCTGCTTCAAGTTTGATGGTCTGTCTAAATGGACTGGCACCAAACACTTGCCAATCATTGGCATAAGGATTGTTGTTAATCGGAGATACAAAAGTTCGATGATAGTTGAATAGGTCTGATTCAGACACATCTATATTGGATAGCAGACAAATTTCAGCATCGGGGTGAAAGTGTCGTATAGATCTAGCCAACTGGTATGCACAGTCAACATAATCAACTGTGCCAGAGTTTAGGGCCATTATTAAATAGCCGCGTTCAGACTGTATTGGCAACGATATCTCCTAATTGTTTTTTGCACATGGCATGAAAATCCATGTCTTGCCAATCAATTGTTTTTAGCTTACCCTGATCATGATAATCAATTTGAAAGTGATCCGGGGCGAGTTGTTTTAAGTTTTGTATATCAATGATACTGGCTAGATTCCAAGGTATATTATTTATATCGAAGGTATGACCACTTACTATACCCAAGGCTATACTGAGTGCATAGTCATTGCGAAACGTACTTCCGTGAATGTGATACAAGTTTTTATAATGACGCCAATTGTCTTTGATCATTTTCATACAATCAAAAATATGTTCGGCTGTGGGACCTTTACGGAACATCATGACAGTTGCCCACCACATGGGCATGCGATGATCACCAAACCAATTCAATCCCTTAAAATCATTGGTAACTGTGATATCCCATGCCAGCCGATGGCTTAAAAAATCTTGGTTGCTATCAATCACCGCAGTCAACTGATCACTACACACAACATAATCAGCATCTAATAACAATGTCTGATCCCACGGTGTCAAGGTGTATGCATCAACCCGACCGGCATTGTACCATGTGAGTAATTGTGTGTAATCGTTAAAAAATCTTGTTCCGCCTGGTACCGGTTCTGCGTATATCACATGATCAAATTTGGTCAGTCGAGATGGGTCCTTACAATCTGTTATCACTGCTGTGGGTATTTTTAAGTGCCGACGTATACGGTCTGCACTCCAAGAAGCCATGGCAATATAATCTGTTTGCTCATTGTCAAACGCAAATATCAGAGCGCCTGTGGTCATCGTTTTTTATTTAATTGTTCGTGTTCTACGAACCAAGCATTCATTTGCTCTTGCCACCGAATCATGGCCAGGCCGCGAAGTTCTTCGGGATTGACTTGTATAGGAGTTTCATACAAGTCCAGGATTACTGCATCACCAGGAGGAACTGTGGCTAATAATACTAGAAGTTCAGGGTCTGCGCGCCACATACCTCCGCCATGTGCAAATAGCATTTTGGCTTGGTATTTTTCTTTTAACACACGACGTGCAGACGCATGATCAAACCGGGCTCGTGCATGAGCAAGTAAATTATCTGTGTTCATTGAGATATTATAAACGAAAAAAGGGCAAAAGTCTACCTTTTGCCCGATGAAGTTTAGCCTATTAGGCCACGGAACTGGCAACTGTTGGAGTACCCCAGGTATTGGCCAATCCTTGTGCAGTTGATGGCGGGATAAAACGACACAACACTGATGGTGCTGTTCCAAATGCGGTGTAAGGACTTGCAGTATTAGTTCCGCCGGAGATACCAGTAGCATTGCTTTGTGTGCCCTGGTTCCATGTAGTAACTAAAGTTAATATTGTACTGGTTGCATCAACAGCCGCAGTTACCCGTATAAACTCAGTAGTATAAGGGTATACAGTTTGAGCTAGTTGCCACATCGTGGTTGCGGCTGCTCCGGCTGTAAGAGAGTACCATCCTGTTGTGGTCAAATTCGGACTTGGTGTTCCTGTTCCGCCAACTCTGGTAAATCCTGTATAGCTTACACCCGCAATGGTTTGTGCAGCACTGTTAACTCTGCCACTCATATACAATGTACCCGCTGTTCCTACAAAAGTATTCCAGTCAGGATCGAGGTCTGTACCAGTTGATGTTTTACTCATGTCCAATCGTACCAATCCGCCAGCGTTCCAGAAATATCTAGCAGCATCTGCACTAGGGAATGTTACTGTCTGTGTCCAGACTATGGTCCAAGCTGTACCGGGCTTTGTAGGAGAAGTGACCCCGGTAGCAGTGAGTTTAGCAATGTTACCAGTCCAAGTTGTACTAATAGTACCCGAGCTTGTGGCATTACCGCGATTGGTAGTACAACTGGTGATGTCAGTCTGTACGTTAGCCAAGATAGCAACGAGATTTCCTGTTACAGGAGCAGTTCTTGATGTTAGGGCAGTAGTAGTTTGAGATCCAGTTGTAGAGAGAGTGTTGACCAGCGTGGCCCAGTTAGTGGCAGTAACAACGGCGCTAGAGCTCACAGTCGATATTGATGTTTGGCCCCACCCTGCGTCACCTGATCCAGTACCCCATACTCGATTTAACCCTGCTGTGGTATTACCCACAAAGGTATTATAGTCTGTTGCTTGTATCAATCCGCCTGTTGAATATGTCATATTCTATATCCTATTACTTAATCGTTACTATAGCTTCGACTGTGCCTACCTCGGCAGTAGTCTTGCTAGTTAACGCACGACCAATCACATTAAACGAAGTAGCTTCGCCGGGCTGTGCAGCACGAGCTAGGCCATCACCTGCGGAAATCAATCGATCACCTTTGTTCACAATGCCTGCTACTTTAACCGGGACACGTCCCGTCATAGCTACCGGAGGATGCGTATCATTATCACCTGCGCCACCATTCATAGTGAAAGCCGGACGTGTGGAGATCACTCCAAATACTGTTTCGCTGGCATCATGCCGAACTCGAGTGATCTCTGCAGATCCACCCAATTCAACCACGGTGCCTGGTTCATAAATCTCATCAGATGCAAAACGTTCTGCCACGTCAGCATACAATGCTGTAGTAGCCTGTGCAAATACTGTGTTGAAATAACTAGAACTAGATCCAATGTTACCCACGGCATTGCCTGCACCATTAACAATAGCAGTGTCGCCACCGGCTGTGTTAATAATAGTAGTTCCAGCAATGGTAGTCCTACCATTTGATCCAGAGAAAGTCATCACGGTAGTAGGAACACCACCCTGGTTGATCTGGATCAACAAATTACCATTGCTGGTCTGGTTACGCATGTAAACATCAGTTCCAGTAACACTTATTCGAGCATCGGAATTAAGACCCACTGAAAGACCGGTATTGTTAAGGATACCCAACGTACCTGTCATGGTCTGATTGGTTGTAGTTTGTACAAATCCTGAAGATGCAATTCCGTTTAGGAAGCTAGAATTGTTAGCTGTGCCCTGCAGAAGGTATGAAACATTCCCCACTGATCCAGACATTGTTAGTCCAGGTTGGACTTGTTTGCTTCCGGTCCAACCACCACCTGCTGGTGCTGTGTTAGGCGTATAAGCAGCATCTTTGCTGAAGATACCAATAACAGAATCCTGAACATACATTTCCACAGCTACATGGCTTACTGCATTGGTATCTGTGATTGTGGTAACAATAGCACCACTTACCCCTGTGTTGCCAGAGAAAGCCGGTCCTACTAAAATCCAGGCGGCACCAGTATAAACATTAAGTTGAGCATTTACAGTATCATACCATAAATCACCTGCTACACTAACAGCGCCAGATGGAGCGGTGCTAGAAGCAGTGGCACCTGAGATAACTTTAAATGCTGTGCCGTTATAGACTTTCATGGTTCCGGTTGTGATATCCCACCAAAGTTGACCTGTGAGCGGCGCTCCGGGTGCAGTGGTGTTAGAACCATTTTCCAACAAACGAATAATGTCGTCGTTGATAAATTGTCCGTAACCGGCGTAGTTTTTACCTACCAGGGTCATGCTCGACGCGGTATTGATGGTGCCATCTGGAATGGTATCGAAAATCTGACCATCGGTAAGAGTAATTGTATATGACATGTTGGTTGCTCCGAATCTTATAGGTATTTATTACCTGTTAATCTACACATATTTATGTTGTACTTAGATTAGTTAAGGTCTGTATACGCACAGTATAATCAATCTGTATCTGGCGGTTCAAACTCTTCTGTACAGGGTGGAAAATCACATGGGTCAATAACCGTAAATTGGTTGTATCTCCATTCACTGCCTTTAACCCTAGTTCATCAAACACAAATTCACCATTGAAATTGCTGCTATTATCAAATGCTTGCTGCTCTGGCGGTTCGCCATAGTCCAGCAAACAACTCACTAGGATGTCTGTATACACTTGCCCACTAGTGTGTAACACTTGCATATAATTGTTAGTGATATCTGTGTCTGCTGCTGAGTTATCGTCCACTACTTTGGCATAGGTTTGATTGTAAAGATCGGCGTTGGCACCTGTGGTGTTAGGTGGCAAATAGGTAATCACCCCAGTAGGATCCACAGAACTACCACCATTACCAAATGCCATGGCATAGATATAGCCGCCGCCTTGCGCCAGCGTTCTATTGCTCAAAGTTTGAGCCAGTGCCACGCTCATGTTTTCATAGTGAATTGCATTTTTTTTGTCCACAAATACTTCACCGCTCACAGGATCAAAGATCTTTACAAATCCTTGAATTTGAATAGGTATCATCATGCTCGTGTCTCCACAAATACTTTTTTAGTTTCTGGATCCGAGATCTTTAAAAAGCTCGAAACCGCGATAGCACCGCGTTCATCAGGACGAGTAACGGGCTTTGGCTTGGGCGGCTGTGGTTGAATCTGCTGTTTTTGCTGCATATTTTATTTACCTTAATTTTGTCCTCTGAAGAACCTTGCGGCGTCAGTTTGGGTTATTTGTAATGCTTGTCCGTTAGTTGAGCCATCGCCTGGGTAATACCACCCTAACCCTTGCCTTACACGTATCGAAACTTCATACCCTGCTGTGGGCGCCGCATCGAATGTGATTGTTGCGGGTGCTACAGAATCCACAGCATAGCCTGTGTACACACGCAATCCGGCAACATACACCAATATGGCTTGTTCAGCAAAACTTGTAGACAATTGGCTCAAATCAATGTTTGGTGCCGAGAATGTTGTAGTGCTGCCGTCGCCTAGGGTATTTGTATAGATCACACGATCTTGATATTCAACTGGAGCAAGATTACCAATTCCTATGTTGTAGACTGTGGATCCATTCACGTGGTCTGCGACTGCTGTGCCTGCTGTTCCGCGCATCAAACTGCTGACCGTGTTGTTAGCAGTATCCAACTCGCGATACATGATGCGCTCACCGTTGATTGTGATCACTCCCCAGATATTGATTGCCAAATTAGGCTGTGTTAATGCATCAGCATTGTCCACATAAATGATATCTTGGTCGGCCAGCAACGGTTGAACTAATACAGTTGTGGTATTTGGAGTCATACGATAGGTAGCTTGTATTCCACGCATGTCTTGGAATATACGGAATTCCATGGCTTCGGGCACAACTGAATCGGTAAACAATTGAGCAACAACAACGTCGGTCACTCCAATCGGTGGACCATGTAATATCAATTGTTCCCCAACAATCAAATAGTCATCACTGTAGAAAATGCGAACACCATTCTTTGTGACCCACATACGTGTAGGATCAGTGATAATTCTGCCCAATTGGAAATCATTTACAATTACCTGGACCTCCGCGGTATAGTCAAAGCTACCAGCTTCGCCAGTCACAGTGCCTACATCAAAATTTGTGCTATCAAAAGGTTCATTTGCTCCTGTGCCCTCGATCACTGGTCCTTGCCACAACAATGTCACTATGCTTTGTTGTGCTGTGTCATTCCATGATGTCACACCAACGATGTCACCATATTGAGGATAGAAACCACCAGATGTGCGGAATACCAAGGTATAGTTATCCATGATGCTACTGCCATCGTCAATGATCACGTAATCTGCTTTGGTGGTCACACTGATCAAAACTTCCGAACCTGTAGCAGGAGCCACAGCAAAATCTACATATCTAGTGTCATTGCCGGTATATGGCTCTACGATATAATCGCTGCCCAATGTGAGTTTTTCATTGTCGACATACACAAGGACTTCATTGTCTGCTACTAGTGCTAAACTATATCCGCCGCGATTGGGCAGGGCATATCCCGAACTACCGTCAGCAACATACATCGCACCTTCAGGAGGTCTTGCGCGAATACCATTGACTTCTACTACCAAGTTAGAGATATTGGTTCCGGACATGGAATTGTCCAGCATGTAATCTAATTGCCCATAACTCACAAAGTATTGTGTCTGTGGAGTGGACCAAGTGTATGTCAACGATCCACTAGTGGTCCCAATGGCTGTGACATTTATCTCGTCTGTTGACGTGTAAGTGTTACCAAACACGATATTTGTAGTTCGATTGAATCCTGCGGAATATGTGTAATCATTTATCAACACACCATTCACAAAGATCACTAGCTCAAAAATTTCAACTCGTGCCACTGGAATGTTCAATGGATTTGAAATATCTGCGCCATTGTAAATGTTTTTATAGAGCTGATTGCCGCCGCCAATGCCAAAAGAACTAACAACTAGAATGTTACCGTTGGCAGCTGGAGGTGCGCTCACACTAGGAATAATTTCCACAACCTGATTTACCCAATCCACAGTATACGCTATTCCTTGTATGAGATCTCGCCCCTGTGTCTGATTGGTCACACGTATCTGAACTGGGTTAAGCGCAAGGCCGGCAAAACTCTGTGTATATGCTGTGGTGCTGTTATATATCCATTTAATGGTCTTCCAGCTGAATCCATGACCATTTTCATCCCAATCTGATCCTGGGCGGGTATAAACACGGAAATCTAATGTGTCAAACTCTGAACCAGGAACTAGCTCTTCGGGAGCATGACTTTCGTATGGTCCAACGAATTCACCGCCTACTACATTGATGTCAGTGGCACGTAGTCCAAGATAGGTATCGAGAAAATTGCTTTCATATATGGTATCTAATATACCTGGGTCGTAAGTAGGACGTCCTTCTGGACCAAAAGATATGTTATCAAACGGGTTGATATCAAAATTGCCCACATCAAATCCGGTGTTCTGGCTAAATGTTGGTGCAGACACTTGCACACCCGGATATGTTATTCCATCAATCAGCAGATTTAAATCTAATCCTGGTTCATTTACAGATGGAATATATAATCCCATGGTTCGATCTACACCACTCAATCCAGTATTGACTGGGAATCCAGTTGCAACATTGAGATTTAACGGGTATGAATAAGTGCCAGCATTTACCAGCAACCAATATGCAGGATCAAATGTAGCAGATTCTACCGTTGTGGATCTTGCTGTGATAGTGGTGGTTAGCACGGTCTGTCCCGGTGACACTGTGTATGTTCCAACGCCACCGGTGCCCGAGAGAAAACCAATGATTGAACCAATGATTGTGGGGTCGCCGGTTACTCCAGTTATACTGAGTATCATACCTATCGCAAGTGCTGGACTACCATTTGGTATGATACTCACTGTCATCACTGAACTTGCTATAGAAGCTGTGACAGGAATCGTTGGACTATTAGCTTCCCATACTCTGTTATCATAGCGCACCAGGGTACCGTTGTTGTATGACACGTTTGCTTCCCAATCAACAATGGTAGATGCGTATTGGTATCTATCATACCTCATGGTGAGATTGAAACTGCGAACCAAATTATAGTATTGTGTTTCTCCTGTAGTTCCTGCGGTAGGATCGGTATTTTCACCTTGCCCTGGCCCGGCCATGATGGCTACCAATTGCCCGCCAGTGCCATTACCACCGCTCAATGTTATTATTGCTGTGGTGATATACCCAATGCCTGGATCAACGATCGTAACTCCGGTTATGTTGCCCGAGCCATTTATGTTAACTGTGATCACAGCAGGACTCACGCAGTCACCGGTGACCGTTGCCACGGGCGCAACTGTGTATCCTGATCCGGCCTCGGCTACTATAGCACCCACCACAGCAAGAGTATAGTTCTGATACCAGAAATTCCAAGGTTGATCTTGCCATATCAAGCTACTAGATGCAGTATCACTGACATCGCTAGGGGTCCCTGTGCCTACCGCAGTGCTCACCGCATAAGGTGTGAGTATAGGGCTAACAAATTGATTGGGTATAACACTAGTATCGTAATATGCAGGAACATCAAAGTCTGTCAACGTGCCTTGATAATCATCTAATCCGTTATAGATCAGATTCAACTCACGTATTTGCACATGGTATGGTTTAATTTCTTGTATGTAATCAACCACGAAATCTTGATTGTCTTTGCGATATGTTTGGAATGCCAGCAATTCGCGTATGGTATGATCCACGTCAATCAATGAAGTTTTTGTTAACCAGTTAGGTGCCAAGAACTCTGACAGAACAAAGTTGAACATCAACATCAATGCGCGGTTGCGCTCGATTAAGAGTTCGTCAACCAGTAATTCCTGATTGATGGCTTGGATTATACGTCGAGTTTCAATCACTGGCTCTTGATCAAAGTATTGACTATCAAATACTTGTGAATCAAATCCAAATCCAGCAGCCTTATAATCCCACAGCAATGAAGAAATTTCTATGGTGCCATCTTGAAGTCCTACACGTTCCCAGTTATCAGCAGTCAAGCGCAGATATATTTCCCACTTGTTTTGTGAATTAGCAGTGACCCGCACACTGGATCCCACTGGTGCTTGATACAGGCTCAGTTTGCTGAGATCACTGTATACTGCTACTGTAGTAACGATCTGTTTGCTAGGATCATAATCAGGAAGATACCAGTTAATATGATTCCAATATTTGCTAGTATCGTAATTCTGTACTCTCGTCAATAACAGCGTGGCGAATGTTTTTGCTGTGGTGACCTCATAGATCGCCCAAAGGCCGTTTTGTACAGAATCACTAACCACTAGATATAGGTATCCTACTGGAACCTGTACAAAGTTCTGATAGCTGAGTTCTTCAATATTGGCAACTCTCTTGTCCCATTCACCGGTTCCTGCTGGAGGTTCAGGTTCTTTGCTGTTCAACAATGCAAAACTACGAATCTCTGTGATTGGAAACTTTGCTAATATCGAATTTGCTCGCCCAAAATAGTTCTTCAGAGCTAAGAATCTATCCTCAAACATGCTCTGACGCGGACTAAATTGCACTCCATAACGATTAGCCAAACTCAGAGTGACATCAGGAACTTTGGCACCAGTGGAATTTACCCCGCACAGACTGTCTTGAAATTTGAGATACAGATTGTCAGGAAGAAACCCATCAGCACGATTCTGAGGAACCAAACTGTACTGAACGTGAACATTGCTGTCTGTGAGCTGTTGATCATATTCAATACTGAGTATAGTATCTTGTGCGGATATGTTTGACCCAGCATTGTATATGGCAGTAGCACCGGCAGTTAAGAATGCCACGTAAGGTATTCCAGATGCACGAGGATCAGCAATGTATCTTGCCACTCCTTGAGAACTTAGAGTTTTACCAGCTCGAGTATCTATGGTAGTGATACCTTGCACCCAGAAATAATACGTTGTTTCGATCATTCCGCTGTCATTGACTCCGGAAACAACATTGTAACTTATGATGTTTTTAGGGGTACCGGGGCCTGTATAATTACCTGGAGGCACAGAACTACCAATCCATTGATATACATTTATGTTTGATCCAGGAAATACCTGGCCCCAGCGGCGTGACGCATATGTGATATTGTCTTGATTGGGATCAATGAATCTCACACGACTGGTATCCCACCATAGCTCGCCCACATGCGCGGCAAGCCAACTTTGACCTTGATTGTTTATAGGACCCACATTATACGCCGCAGGATCAACCACTCCAGTGTAATTGAGATTCTCAGCAGCAGCACCTAGTATCTTACCTTGTAACGGATCAATAAAATCAAAATATGTAGTAGTTGCTCCAGTTCTAGAACTGTAGCTGTAAACTGAATTGATCAGTGCTGTGTTTACCACTGGGACTTGTTCACGTATCACTGTCCACGCCGGAGTGAGGGTGGCATTTTTAAACACAGCCACACGACCGTAATTCATTTCTGACAGAGTGCTATCATTCAAATCGCTGCCTGGACTACCTATCAACAACAGTCCATTGGTGTAACTTATTGCTGTTCCAAATCGATCTAGCTCTCGAACTCGCTGATCATAAATCTGCTGTCCAAACACAAACTTGCCTGGATTACTGACGGAGTCAGCTGCACTACGTAGATAATCATAAGTGTACACGGCACCACTTTGATTTAAGGGCCCGCTGAATGTAGTTGTACGTCCATCGAAATATGTGTCACCCTTGTCAAAGGTATTGGGACGATATAGATTGCCTGCTGGGGCACCCACAGTCAAAGTCAATGCCGATGTATCAATGGTCAACGCGGAACCAAATTCAGCATTCAACACAGGCAATGGACTGGTGATAGTCTGTGTATAAACAAATGTGTTGTATCCCAGACGTTGGAACATGTCACCTATCAATCCTGGTAGCACTGTGAGTCGGTTGCCTTCTTCTGCGGCCAATATGTTTTTTACACTAACAGTTAACAATCCAAACGTGGATGTTCCGGGCAATCCGGTACTGGCGATGATGTTTGCAATGCCCGACGAGTTGATATCATTGACTAGGCTGGCTACCCAGGTGCTTTGTTGCCAATATTTGGTATCAGTTATGGCTGTTCCTACCGGGACTGCTTTGATTGAACGGTACACGCCCAGATCATATTGGACTATAGTATTGATCGGCCAGGCTAAGTTTATATTCCATTGAGTGAGCACACTCATGATCACTTCTTGATCATTGATTCTTATACTCTGACCTGGCTGCAATCTTGGATTGGTATTTAAACTGGTGATAACACCATACACACGGCTTTGATTTACATTGCGTTGCGCTGATCCAGCGTAAGGTAATACAGAGCTATCATTGGGTGCTCCAGTGTATAGACTGCAACTGTATCGGCAGATATCCACAGCTGATCCAAATGCTGAATTTGATGGCGTGTTGGCATTTATGATCTGTAATAGATTGAAGGTGTTGGGTTGAATTTGTAGAACATCACCCACTGCTAGGGTCGCATTAACTATAACTTCAGGTTTACCATACTGGTCGTCTGCGACGGTGAATGTGCCACCTATGTTGTCCTGGGTATTGACCAAGAATTCATTGTTTAGAGACACAAAAGTAGGATCAACCAATACACCACCGGCCACTGTATAAGATGTTTGCGAAGCATTGGTTATCACAATGTTCTGCACTGAACGATCGTAAACATATACTGCACCGGCATCCGCTATGCTGTCATAACGATCGTTGGGTGTGCCAATCATGACCTGTCGACCATCAACGGTGCAAGCCACGCTGTGGCCAAATCTAGCAGTGTCGGGCAATCTAGCTGTGATAGTAGTGGATGCTACAGACTGGCTAGGGTATACTGTGTATGTTCCGGTACCACCGGTGCCCGAGATGAAATCAGTGATTGTAGTTTCAGGTATGCTACTCACGCCAGTTCCACTGAGCTTCATACCTTTTGTAAGTAGTGGACTGCCAATTGATGTGTTAGTCACTGTCATCACAGAACCTGAGATAGAAGCTGTGACCGGAATAGTAAATTCTATGGTGTCAGCTAATGTGTAATAGCTGTTGGCAGTTATAATGATGTCAGCATCTGGGGGCGGTGCGTCAAAAAATGATATTGCATACCCGTATGAGCTGTCATCAAATATATATTCGTAGTCAATGTTTGGTCGTTGTGTGACCCCATTTACAAATACTATCGCGCTATAGATATTAGTAGCAGTGTATAGATAGTCCTGTAATGAAAATTCATTTGTTGATCCATCACTGGTATATGATGCTGAAGTTCTACGACTGATCGTCAATCCTAACTGTGTAGGCGGAATCGAATTAAGAACAATGTTAGTGGCTGTCTGTGTATAGTCCGACCCATAAGTCAGTAATTGATTATTCAATACCACAGTGAGTTGTCCGGGATATGCTGAATTGACTACAATACTATCACTATAGTTGTAAATTGCGGTAGTCCCATTGGTCACATATGATACTGTTTGAGATTGAACTTCAACCAGTCCATATGCAAATACTTTGTTAACTCCTGGAGCACCAATATACATCCAATGCTCATCGCGGCTTATCGCCACGCTGTAACCAAATTCTGCCGACAATGTTAAATCTGTGTCAGGCGCTGTGAGCAATGCTGTGTTGGTAAAATCATTTGACCCGGGTCTTCTGTAATATACCGCTGCATATCCACTGTCATTGTAACTGGCCGGTGCACCAACTACTTGCCAAATTTGGTCACCTATACTAACAGCCCACCCAAATAGAAATACGTCCGGAACTCCACTTAATTCAAGGATAGAATTTTCTTGTAATGGGTTGGTGGCTGTTCGTATATAGGTATACACTACTCCAACTGACGACCCATATCCAGGACTTCCAACTATGGCGTATAGATTATTGTTGCTTTGTGCTACACTATTCCCAAATAAACTGTCGGTTATAGGAACCTGAGCCTTGACTTCGGTTGCCGAGGTAAACACCTCTTGCTTTTCTAATACCTGCCACAGTCCAAGACCATTATTATCTACCCAAACTTTATTGCCCGGAATCAGACTATTTGCATATGGTAAATTAACTGTATCGCTGGCTTGGCTAACACGTTGAGTCTGTAACACAAATCCAATACCATTACCACTTTCGCTGACTTGGTTGCTATTGGCAAAAGAGAACACTGCTACCAATTGAGTAATACTTGGAGCATTCAATATTTTATAAGTTCCATCAACCTGATCAGCAAAGTATCTTACTATAAACGTGAGATTTGCAGTGGTCGCATCAACAGTTGAAATACCATGTGGATGGGTAAATGTAAACACACTGGTACCATCAAGGTTGGCAGTAACTGATCGTAGATATCCGGGCAGAGTATTGATCCTGTAGATACCCCAATCATAATCATTGATTTTGGCAGCCCAGATGGTAGCGCCTAGCACAATATCATTTAGATTTATATCTAGGTTGATGGGAATAGTGAGATCAAACACTGTGATGTCAACATCTTCGAAATTAACATAACCGGCACTAGGTAATGCTGTGTCAGTGAGAGGTATGATCTCTGTGGTTAAGATATTTGGAGAAGTTATCTTATAACTGCTCTTCCACAAATCACTCACCAATACAGTTTGGTTTGCTTCGCTGCTTTCCCCGGTTTCTATCACTTGTATAGTGCTAGGGTTTGCTGTGAGCAATGCTTCGTTCAGTTGTAGTTCGTAGAAACTACGGTTAGCATTGGCTCCATAAGTTCCTCTCAGGATGGCCCAATTTTCGTAAATGTCATATTGAGCCACACCTCGACCTAGATCAGCAAATGAGAATACATCAGCAGCACGTAAAGTTCCTTTAGTTCCTAAGAATTGTTGATACAATTGGACTTGGCTGGTGGAATCTAATTCTAGATTTACCATGTATTGTCTTGGCTTCCATCCAATCAATGCATAAGAAAACAAGTCTTGATTAAGTTCAAGATTGGCACTATAAACATTGTAACTGTTGGCCAATTGATCGCTCTTGTTGGCAGCATTGGGCAATAAGCCTTGCTGTATGCGTGTGTAATCAGAAACAACCCAATTGGTGATTTCAAATTTGCTTGACGGTTGGACTATGTCTATCGCGCTGTAGTAGGTATTTTTCCATTTTACTATCTCACCGCGAGAATATTTCTTCAACGGATTCCAAGACTCGATGTTGTCTTGATTCAAAATAAAACCAGGAGCATTGAGTTGACCGTTCCACTGTGTGGTATTCCATCCTACCAATCTTATACGACTCTGTCTGGCCCCTGTGATGGGATTATAAATCAAGTCATTGAAAATACTGGTGTTATCCAATACAATCATGCTTTCATAACTGGTAAACTTGATATTGAGGAAGTTGATGGTTTCTCTACTGAGGCTTGTGACACTGAACACATTGTCGACTCGATCAACCACTAGATCTCTAGCGTTGTATTGAGTACCATTGGCTGTGAGTACCATGTTCTCTACAGTTTGTGCAGCAATACTTTCTACAATAGCGCCGGGTTTTTCAACCAAGAACTGACTGGCATTTGGGTTAAGATTGATAATTGATCCTGGTGACCAGCCTTGATTGCTCCAATACAAGAATTCGCTGGCCATCTGGTTCCAGTCTAATACATATCCATTTTCCAGATTTTTAAATATCATGCCCTGTTGTTGTAGCAGAGCACCATAGCTCAACAAGAAATCAACCACCAGGGTGCGATTTATAAACTCGTATGCATACGGAATTTGCACCACGTTATTGTTGTATTCTACTGGAACACGAACCGTGCTGCCACCTGCTGAAATTTCAGCCAATGTTCCACTCACGCGGCTTTGTAAAATATTGAAATACGGGCGACTCTGATTGTAACCAAACACTTGCCAACCTGTTTCGGTTACTTGAACAATCACACTTGAATATGTGAGTTCACCAAATGGCACATTTTTGTAAAATAACAGGTTGTAACTATCGTCGGGCAACAACAGACTGGAATTTGAACTGTTGGGGCTGCTCTGTTCTGTGTAAACACCCAATAGATTCTTGGCAGAGAAACTGGCCATCCTATAGCACAATCTCACGTCGAGATTCTTGAGATCAGCAGTGAGAGCATCGGTAGAATTGATGCCTCGTTGTCTATTGAAATCCACGATCCAATCAATGTAGCTGGCTTTGCTGGTGCCGTTGCCATAGATTTCCACACCATTGGCATCCAATCTATAACGCTGATTGTATAGATACTGATCGTAGTCAGTGTCAAATCTGTAAAGATCTCTGTCGGCAAACAATGAGAAGAATTCTGCGGGGCGGGTCAGCGCCAACAATCTCATGATAGCAAAAGGATATGCGCTTGAAGTTCTCCAAGCATTTTCCACAGGGCCGTCGTCGCCGGCTACCCAGCTCTTCTGGAAGTCGTTGCTGTTGAAATTGGCTACCACACATTGCATAGGACTTAGCAATTCACCTTCGCTGCCTGCAGGTATTACGTTTAACAATCCCGGGCGCACATACTCGGGGCGTATATAATTTGCTACTGGATCGCGAACTAGACCAGCTGCGAGATCTCCCCACAGCACCAAGTTACCTGAAGTATATGGTGGAGGGCCGTATTCGTTTATCCACCACACAGGAATTTCACTAAAGCCCAACATCTCCCAAGGTCTAGTGGTTGGATAGATTGTGTCGTAGAAATAGTTGTAGATGCCGCGCCAGGCGCCAACAACCAGTGGTTGATTATTAGTAAGTTTGTTTGCCGCTGTAGAATAGTTCCAAGTGAACTGATTGGTTTTTATGTAATCCTGTGTTTTGTAATCTAGTTTGTTCCATCCTACCCAAGCTAAGAAATCTTGATTCAATATGTCTTGTATCTCCGCCAGAGAATAGTCAGTGGTGCGGAATTGTCCCGGTATCACTTCTGCTGCGGTGAGTGGTATAGGATTGCCATCAAGTTTTAAATTGTTATAAATCCTGGTCTCGTATTCCAACAACAAAGCATCACGGAAGTCGTTGAACGCTCTAGTGATCGAACCATCATGTCCTCGGATCACAAAAATTGGTTCTACATAGGTGGTATCTAAAAAGATTTCAGGAACATACGCAGGATACAATCCCAATTTAGTCGGAGTGTTAGGAACATAACTGCCATAGGTTGCTTCATATTCTTGTATGGTAACAACATCGCCGGTGGTCAATGGCACCAAGATAGTGATCGTAGGAGCATCAGTGCTGACTATGTATTCAACATCTCGTGTCAATAGTCGGCTTTCGCCATTGGTATATTGCCCGCTAAGATATACCAGCAAGGCCTGGTAGTTAGCTGATGTGTAATTGTATACCTGGTTAAGATCAAAAATCTGTGTAGTGATTGGCGTCACTGTGGTCTGTGTTTCGGTGTAAACTGTGCCGATAGGCAACATGTCTGACCAATAGAATGAGTTTGAACTGTTGCGGGCGATGTTAATTTCATCAAATACTGCATTGAGTATGTCCGGTATGGTCATGTTTACATAATCACCGGCAGCAGCCTGATTCAAAAACTGTGCTTTGAATTTTTGATATTCTCTGGAATTGTATTCCAGCGAAGCAAAAATATTGTAGTCCGGCTCGCGTAAGAAATATCCGGCCAGAGTCATTGGTGAACTTTGTTGCAATATGATCAATCCATAAGGAATGATATTGCCTAGATCTCTGGTATTGTTTGCACCATTTACCGATCCGGTCAAATTCACAAGATTCTGTGCGATGCTATCGTAATGTGTTCTGATAGTACCCAGTGTGAGATATGGGCTATTACCGTTCAATGGATTATTTTCCAAGTTGATAGGAACTTGATAAAATCCCACGTTGCTGACTTGATCACTCAATGCCAGTATTTCTACTATGTCACCATACACTAATTCTGTATTGGTATTGATTCTTACCACTGTGTTATTATCTGAAGTGGTAATAGTATATGTTCCTGGATCTTGGAACTGACTGCTGTAATTCTGTGAAATGCTCGTGGCGTAAAGTTTAATACTTGGTATGGGGCCATTGAGTAAAACAGCCACATCCAAGATAAATGGTGTTGTTGCTGTGATTGCAGTGGGTAGCACAGTCTGAGAAATGCTTACTGAGTAGGTTCCTGTTCCACCTGTGCCGCTGATCAGTCCAGTAATCTCTGTGCCTGCGGTCACGCCTTTGCCTCTTAATTCTTGCCCTATCTGCAAGGATGATCCGTCGGCAGGAGCAGTAGTGACTGTGAGTGTGGTTTCATTTATGTAACCGCTGATGGCCACCGGAGCATAGGTAAAACTAAATTGTTGATAAATCTGGCTCTTGACCGCGGCCCGTTGCCACCCAATCTCCTTTTGATATACAGTTCTATCGGCATACTGTTTCACATAACCTTTGCTGATGTTCTCAGTTGTGCTGATATTGTCTCGAGTGTAGATGAATGTATCCACATAGAGATTATTATCAAATACAATATCACCAATGTTGTTCAAGCTGAGATATCTCAGTGGAAATCCCAACACAGTATCCTGTATGCCACTGGTACCCAGAGCATAGCTAAACAATGCACTACCGCCAACGATAGTGCCAAGATTATTTTTAGTTATTCTAAAAGTGGAACTAGGATATACTGCGCTATTGCCCAAGCTGTATCCATTTAGATCATACACATCAAACATAGGTGTTTGATTAACAGATGTCTTTTGCTGTGCTTGTATCCACTGCACACCATCATAATAGAAGGTCACACCTTGCAATGTATTACCACTAAGACATACCACACATTGATCTATCAATGATTCAGCGTCCGATGCAAGAACAAGATCAATAACAGGTTGTACGTATTTTAATGTGCTGTCATTCAATTCATCAGAGGCTGGACTGATAAAGTTGACCACATAGATTTTGTCGCGCACCTGCGGATCTGAATCACGTGCAAAGATAACTCTGCTACCTTGTTGCAATTCATATCCATCTATGTAATATCCAGTTCGGCCATTAACCTTTGATAATGCATCGGTTTGATTGAGATCGATAACATCTATTGGTTCCTTGGCCTGGGTCCCCATAGTGTATAATCGTATACCGCCACGGAACTCTATGATAGGACGTTTAGCGCGGAACCTATTATCTAACACGGCTGTGGTGTTATTGTAAGTGGCTGCGGCATTTATTACGTCAACATGGAACCAACGATTTGATCGTGTCCATGCATTGAGGTCAGGACTATCTAGTGCTATAGTGATATAATCAAGATCCAACGGTTCATTCAACGTGCCATCCCAGTTACTGGTATCCCAAGGCACAAAGTCCCAAGGTAAAGTAGCAGTTCTTACGATCTCTGGTGTGACATAATCAGTTACCGGCAATAGTTGTATAGCTGTGCCAACTCCTGCAACATAGTAGGTTTGGCTCTGATAGCTCGAAGGAACCACGGTGCCTTCAAATGTGATTTTGAGATTGTTAGTAAACACTACTCCATTCGGGGATGTGTATGTTTTCTTGCCCAAGATATCAGTGACCACATTGATAAATTCAGAGTTGTCTTGAGTTACCAGTCGGATCTGCCCAAATATGTCTGGGTTGGATCCATCTTGATACCACAGCAGATCCTGAACCGCAGTCAGCAAAGGTATTTGTTCAAAGTAACCTTCAGCATTACGATACCATTGAGTGCCGCTCCATTCAGCGCCAAATATCACAGTGAACTTGCTAAGATTTGGACACTGAGTCACAGACGTTAAATTGAGTATGACCTCGCCGCTGGTAGTATATTGATATTGTATCAACCATACGCTGTATCTGGTGTTAACATTCGTGATAGGTGTGGTCTGGTCGTAGGTTAGATTATCATAACTTCCTGGTAATCCATTCTGACTTGGTATTTCCAACAACGGATCAAATTGTGTCGTGATTAACCATCCACCATCTTGCGGGTCCGTTATGGTGTTTGTGAAAACCAAGGTGCGGCCGTTAAGATTGGTGATGCCGTCGATACCATTGGGATTTTGATCCAAGAATACCGATAACAATATATTATTGACTTGATCAAATTGCAAAGTAGTGGTTAATAAATCCACTTGCCCTAGTGTAGGAACTGTGTCTATCAGTGGTAGATCATAATAAAACTGCTGGGCATTCTTGTCAGGAACATCAAAGCTCACTGTGCCAGAGTCTTCACCATTGTTAGTGACTCCATAAACATCTCTCGAACTGATGTTAGGAGAATATGATAAACGCCCGTTGACTCCAGGCTCAGACTGTATCCAGAACTGGTTGGGTGCTTGATTCACTGAGAATTTATAATTACCACCACGAACTAATGTTAGAGCAGGATTGTTGCCAGATATGGTTGAAAATTCATAACCGGTATCAGACCTAGTGACATCAAAAGTTCCTGTGGTGGGAACGGTAGTTGCGCTCACGATCACAGATGGTGGTCCACCGGGCAGCCAATAATATTGACTGTAGTTTGAAAACTTGTCAAGACTTACAAAAGGATCCCATGAGTAGTAATCACTGGTATACAACCTTGCAGAATTATCTGTAAATGCACCTTGACGTGCTAATGCATCAGTTATGCCCGGATAAGTGATCGCATCAGCGATAGTGCCGGTATCAGGAACCAAGCTGACTACACCAGGTTCAAGTTGATAGTTTGCTCTTTCAGCTGTGGGTTCTACCACATAGTAATTATTGGGATTTACACCTGGCCCAATTCGTCTTCCAACATAACCCTGTGTTTTTTTGAATTCAGGTTCTTGAACCAATTGGTCCAAGGTAGCTGCCAAAAACTGTCTGTTGGTGCTGGTTTGAAAAATCGGTGGTAGAAAATCTACGGTTCTTGTGGTGGCCATTAAATCACTCCACTTCCTGGGGCAGTTTTGATATTAGTCGATGTCAATGCAGTGATCACTTCCACTGAACTTACTCCAGCAGCATTGACAAATATTTCATTAGGTGCAGATCGTATCTCATACAAATCACCAAAGTATCTGTCAGGATCAACTGGCACTAATACCACAGAACTCACTATACCTCCCATGTTCCTATGGATATAAGCTGCTAATTCAGAGAAGTAAAAAGTATCACCAAAATTCCAAATAGCAATGTCAAAGTATTGATTGAGGTTGGCTACTACCAAAGTTTTAATTTCGCTCACGCTGGCAGTTGAATTAGCAGCACGGATGACTTTGATTGTGGCGCGTAGATTTTCGTCTGCCTTGGGTCCAAACAATGGTTTGAATGTCACTGAGTTTAAAACTATGTTATCAGAAATCATCTTAAAATTGTCAAGCCCTTGATATGATGTGGTCAGTTGATCAATGGTGGGCACATCAGGTTCAGGAACTGTGCCTGTGCTGTCGGTGATCCAATTTTGATAAGCAGTATAATAAGCCTGTGTAACCAGATACAAATCAATGATGTTTGTGGTTCCTGGGTCAATTCTGTCTGCCAGCGGAGCATTATGTCTGTATTGGAAATACAGTCCGCCGCGGCCTACTCTGGCTTGCCATTCGATTGAAACGTCAATTAAACTGCGAACCCCATACACATCGATTACCAATTGATAGAACGCGCCAATTTGCCCTGCTAATGGGCCAGTGTTGATAATCTGACTGTAAGCATAAAAAATCTTACCAATCACATATTCCGTCTTGACTGCTTCGATATCATCCAGTGTGGCATATTGGCTGGTCACTCGGTCTGTTCCAACTAAAAGATAGCGTTGTAGATTGTTGAAATCCACAGTTTTCTCAAAGAACACATATTTTAAATTGGGATTTACATCGGGTGACACAATCTCGTTGAAAAAATCAGGATCATCTGTGATACCGTCATTGTTAAGATCTTCGTAGCTCACAACAACTTGGAAATCATTCACCAGGCCATCAACTTGCACAGGTTGTCCAATAATCTTGAGATAGACGTCAGTTGGCAGTGGGCTGTTTGAATCAGGTAAGCTATTGGACTTCAATACATTGACAAAATCACTAATCACACTACCTAGTCTAGGGTCATAGATACGATTGCCATTTTCAAAGAAGAATCTAGTCTGTAATACCGATCCAAAATTGTAAGATAGAGCACGGCTGCTCACAGTGTATTTTGATCCGTTGTTTACTGCTTGTATTACCCACGAAGCGTCTTGATTTGTACCGGTTGTGTTACCAGCATTGTCCAAGCTGAAATCAGCATCTACTGCTAGATTTGTGCTGGTGATCAGATACCAAGTAAATGGTGTACCGGTAATACTACCGGTGTTGTCATACCCTAATCCAAAATTTCTATACAATAGAATCTGATTCACAATGTCATTTTGCAAAGTGGTAGACAATGTAGTGACCAAGATTGGAATCACTACTTCTGGTATAGCGCCAGTGGGAACAAATACATTCAACGCCACGGGCCCGGTACCATTGACAAAATTACCTATACCTTGGTTGGTGCCATCCAGATAGATACTTAATGGACTGGCCCAGAACGAGTATCGTTCGTTAGCCAATGTGGGTACCCCTAGCTTCAATCTGTTGTTAGTATCAAAGAAATATCCAACAGGTGCAGCAAATTTTATCAAACTACCTACAGTGATAAACTTTGCATTGGTGCTAGAATAAGTGCCCAGTGCGGCAGGAAATCCTAACGAATTTTTAAAATACCCAGTGGTTTCATTGGCCAATGTGGTGCTCTGAATCCAAGAAAGATTCAACACCGCTAAATCAGGTCTAGTGAAGTTGGCATAGTAGAACTGTGTGAATTCGTTGTTTGCTAATATTGGTTGTATCTGATTGGCAACCACGCTGGCCACTTCGTTGGTTGTGACCCAGGTAAAGAAGAACGAGGGTAATAGATTTTCTTCCCAAAGAGCACCGTCAGAAGAAAATATATTTGTTGAGCTATATTTGCCGGTGTTATCTACTAGATCAAGATATCGGCTGGTGCCAATACTGGCACGATTCAATGCATAGCTCTTGATGATTGAATTGTATTGTGTAAACGGAAAGTTTGTGTAATCCTCGCCATTGACCATGCGATTTTGTGTGTAATATCTAGCCGGAGCACGTTGCTTGATCTCATCTAGTGTTTCTCTGGCCTGAGCATTGCTCACAGGACTGGTGATGCCACAAGTGAATGTAATCGTCTGTAATTGTCCTGATCTACTGACATAGGTGATAGGAACGATCACACTTTGCATTTCTTCAGGATTGATGATGTATGTGAGACCATTGCTGGCACGTACATAGGAACGGAACAATCCCACAGGAATAGATGAAAACACACCATCACCAAACGTCAATGTGATTTGATCGTTTGCCCTGCTCAATGTTGAATACAGTTTTCTTTGATCTGGTGCCAGTTGTTCTTGTGCCGCAGCATAAACCGATTCCACGTAACGCCATTCGCCGGTTATAGTGCCCACATTGTCTAACTGAAATAACCAACGATCCGTATTGTTAACACCTTCGATGTTGATATTCACTGTGCGATTGGGTATGCGTTCAGCTAGATTAAAATCTTGATTCTGCAATACACCTTGTTTAAAATAAAAGAAAAATCCTGTATTTGCACTATCAAAACCTATTTGATCGTTGCGGAACAATACATTAAATTGTCCATTTGGCCGTGGTGCTGGTTCATAAACAAATGGTGCGGTGTTGGGTGTACCTACTGATGTGGAATTCACTACCTCAAATGGCATGTTTACTCCATCCACTGTGGCGGTATAAGGTACCACAGGTATGAATCCAGGAACAAGATTCAAGGTATATTCATTGGTATCTATGCCTACTACTGTAGACTGATTTCCCGGATGCCCCACACGTTGAGTATCTACCAGAGCAGCATTGATTACTGCGGTAAATTGTTCTGCCCAATTGAAATTGGTTGGATCATTCCAGGTTATAGTAGCGCCTGCGAGATCAATACCATTGATATCAGTGACATTTTCAGTGGTCTGCACACTGAATACTTTAAGATACCCGCTGGCAGCAGTATTACGTTTGGCAGTATAGCTTACTAGACTGGCCAGTCGAACCACGCTGTCTCTACGTTCAGCTGTGTCTATGTAGTTTTCTCTGGTGTTGAGATCGTTACGAAAACTTAGCGATTGTCCCATGAATGCAATCACATCCAGCAAGGCTATAAATTCTGATGACTCAATATAGTCGTTGAAAGTTTCCGGGTAGTATTGACGTAGATAGTCTACGAAACTTTTACGAAGTGCTTCAAAGTCGTAGCTTTGGAAGTCCGCTTCTCTATAAGTCTGGTAGATGCGTTTCCAGTCTTCTACTCCGAATACAACTGTTTGTCTAGTGGTGCGTGCCATGATCGTCCATTGTTATCTGTTATTTACCGCAAATATAAACGGCTGCTTTTATGCGAAATTCGCCATTCTTTGTTGTTGATCAAAGAACACGCTGAGTAGTTGGGCATCGGCGTTTGGAACAAATTGTATTTCTAATTCAATCAAGATACCATTTTCCTGAGGAAAAATGTTCATATCAGAAATAAGAACTCGTGGATCGCCTGACGCCACCCGTTGTAGTTCTCGCATGATAGCGGCATTAGTAGTCTGATCTTGATTTTCAAACAGTAGATCCCACAATGTGGTTCCGTAACTAGGACGTCCGGGTAATTGTCCCTGTGTGATATTAAAAGCGTTTAGCAGATCGCGTTTGATCAGGTCAGTATCGGTCAGCGTGAACTTTTTATACTGATTTTGTGTGTTAAATCCAATGAATGTGGCCATGTTGATATTTAGTCAACCTTGAACCACCCTTATGGAGGACCGTCGCCACCACCACTAGGATCGCTATCGCTAGGTGAGTCACGTAAACTGTTACTATAAGATCCTTCTGCGCCATTACCGTCAGGACCGGGTCCACCAAACTGTGCTGCATCTGCTGATTTTTGCTCGCTGGATGGAACCACAGAATTTTCAGCTTCAGCTTCCTTGGACCAATCAGTGGCCTCAAAATCGGCTGCACTGGGGAATGAATCTGTTGTTGTTGGTGCCACGGCCGGTGCCACAGTTGTTGTGACCTTAAGGGCCAGCCCTAAAACGAACCCAGCAGGACCAAGTAATCCCAGAGCTACTTTAGTAAAATTAGGATTTTCTTTTGCGGCCTTGGCTAATGACGATACTGCTTGTGACAGTGATTGGCCAATTGATCCAGCGGCAGGAGTGGCGTTTTGTCCAGTGCCGGCCACTGTTCCACCAGCGGCACCTCCAAACATAGCTGCCTTGTCTGCGGAGGTGATTCCGCTACCTAATGTAGTATTTTCGCCACCAACAGTAACCGGTTTTCCATCTCCACTAAGCACAGGGGATCCATCGGCGGTGCGTAATATACCGCCATACCCCACAGAGATTGGAGATCCCCCGGATCTTGTTATCTCTTGATTTACTGCTGCGATGGCTTGAGCCGGGCTCACACTACTAAGAGCAGCTACCGCGGTTGTGACTGCACTTTGGACAGCAGAGTCTGATATTCTAGATGTAGAAGCACCGGCACTTGGAAAATTTGGTGTTGGTATTTTTGGATTTCCGATCACTGCTGTTGTGGCTTGATTCAAATTCTGTCTGTTGACCGTGTTTACATATCCCTTGGCTATCACAACTCCTAAAGAAAGAGCTCCAATCCCCACAGCTATGTTTTGATTCTTAACTCCAAATGTGCTACCATAAGTTGATGAATTTACAAAATTACTAATCTGAGTGGTTATATTGGCCGGAGCATTGTTGTTCAACCACTGAGTAGTTGGCTCTACACCATATTTGGTTGCTGCATTTACCAGAGGACCCACTGACTCTGCTGATTCGTTACCATTAAGTGTTCCATTCTGTTTGAGTTGTTCATAACTATTGCTCATGAGATTTTGTTGTGTGGATGTCTGTAGATTTACATCATCAAGTATGGTTTGTATATCTGTGGCTCCTTGTTTTCCTGTCCAGCTGGTAGGACTACTGAGGATGCTAACAGCGTTGGCTGGATCTTGTTTTACCTGATCAGCAATGCCTGGTTTGATCAACCCTGCTGTCTGTAACTGTTCCGCTGTGAGGCCATAGGTGCCTAACCCATTGGTAGCAGTTATCACATTGGCAGATTGATTGACCACGGCCGCTGTGGTAGCTACCAGTCCTTGAACCTGTGCTGTAGATACGCTGCCCACAGTCTGAGAACTAACGCCAGTGTTAAGGAACTCACTCACAGTGATAGCAGTCTGTGGAGGCACACCAACTTGATTGGGTAGCTTGATATTATTTCCGATCTGTGCAGCAAGTGACACTGCTGCTGGGCTGATCTGTGACGCTGCGGTTGTCAATCCGCCTTCGGTCTGTGTCACAGCATTGACCAATCCGCCTACAGGAACTCCTATCAATCCACCTGTTCTCAATTGTTGATTGAATACCGCCAAGGCAGTATCGTAGCTAGTTCCAGCCGGGGCTTGCACTTCAAACGCCGCGCCCGCTGAGTTAGTGAATTTCCAAATGCTTGACTTGTTAACGCTCATGCTGTTCTAATTATGCTAAAACCGTCAGGTACAGGTACGTCAGCCGGTGCCGGCCCTGGCTGGCCTTCGGTGAAATCAACTCTGTTAGGAACTCCTTGATTGTGATATGGATATGGCTCGTGTGTGGGTGCTCGAGTCACTATGCTTTCTAATCCCTGTTCTTTCACTTGCCAACCAGTGCTGTTGTTGAATGTGGTATCCGGCATCTTGGTTGTGGGATATAATCGTGGCTTGGGCACCGTGGCACCTGCTCGCCCATTCAAGTCTATCCTGCCTGCATTCAATCTCAATGCACTGCCGCTGTTCCACGATCCTGACACGCTGGAGATCGCTATGGTGCCATCACTGAGAACCCCTAAGGCTCTTTCGCTGTATATCCTCATTGATCCTTCGGTGGCTATGTCGAGTGTTGTCACTGCTCCAATGTGTGTGGCAGCATTTGATTTCATGTTGATGTTGCGCCCGGCAAACATATTGATATCTTTGTCGGCATGCAAGTTAATTGTGCCCTCAGTTCTTACATTTACTGAATTAGTAGAATAAACGTCAACTGTGCCCTCGGCACCTAGTTCTATCCAAGTTTGCCCATTGGCATGCCCGATATAGAAAAAGTTTTCGCTATCGTTCATCATGATCTGATGACCCTTGCTTGTTCTCAATCGGAACAATGCATTTTTGTTTTCTAGATCGCCGTCATCCATGACCAGAGTATGTCCGCCGTAACGTCCAATCACAGTAACTTGGTCTGGGCGTAGTGTGCCTGAATTTAGTCGTTGGCGTATGGTCTTGGGATCTAAGCCGCCTTCATAGATGGGTTGTCCAGGAGTAGAAACACCATACACGGTGCTAGGACTTTCACGCTGTGCATTTGAGATGATAGGACCACGTTCTGTATCACGATCCAATCCTTGCTGGAAAAAGATAGCTGCTTGATAACTGTGTACAGGTTTAGGCTGATCATAGAATCTTTGATTTTCATCTAGATCTTTGTTGTCGGTGTTGATTTCTGTAACAGGTAGTTGTGGAGTATTATTGAAATATTCCGCTTGTGTTTTATTTTGTGTGACATATTGACTTTGTTTGGATGCACCTATAGCAGGTAGCATATGATTCAAGTTGTCATCAATTATACAACCTAGATAATATCCTTGGCTAGGATCACCTTCTACAAAGAAACATATCACTCTGGTTCCAATGTCCGGAGGAGTAAACCACATGCCATAGCTCTGTTGATTTCCTGGATAGCCGCCAAATCCTGCTGTAGTTCCTGATTTTTGTGTCGCGCCATAAAACGGTGGTAGGTAATTGACCCAGCGAAGCCCTTGTTTGTCATCGGAACCGGAACTAAATTGTTCTATGCGAACTTGTAATCTACCGGCTCTGGTAGGGTCTACTGTGTTAGTGATCACGCCAATGAATGGCCCCATCTCTGCAGGGGTACCGCCACGTGTGAACTTTTCATTAACCCGTTGTCCAGATAGTTGTTGATTATTTTCTGCCATTGTTTATGATTCCTGTTTATGCCCAGCCCTGATCGTCGTCTACTATTCCTTGTTGCGGCAAAGGTCCGGCGTCTGCTACTAAGAATCCCGGTTGTTCTAGATTATATGATTCGTAGCTGTATCCGCCTACTCCATTTTCACCTGGTTTGACTGCCAATGTAGGTGGCGCTTCTAACCCGCCAAATTCGTCGGTCTGCCCCACAACAGCTACCAATGACTCCGGTGGAATAGCCGGCCGCGGTGTGGGGGTAGCGATAGATGTGATGGAGTCTTGCAACCAATTGCCCGCGGCCTTTGCATAACCGTTCACTGTGTCGTTGAGTTTTTGCTCGTATGGTCTGAGAAAGTTTGATCCAATATTGGTAAGCGTGTTTGTTGCATAATTTTTAAGACTGTTGACTCCTGCTTGCACTGGATTTGAAGAACTCACAATGCTAGGTATCAGCCCGGCGTCAAATAGTCTAGAGGTGGTGCTGTTTGATCTCACCGCAACGGTGTTGACCAGTGCTGTTGCAGCAGTAGGATCTGTATCTCTGCCTGTGTCGATTTTGTTGTTGGCTTCAAAAAGCACTCGATCTTCTGGTGTTATTCCGCTGGTAGTCACAGTAGTAGTGGGAGCAACATCCCCGGGGGCTAGATTTAATGCAACTCCTTCAAGTTCTTGCGTGAATTTACCTTGATTAAATCTACTGCGAGTTTTAAAACAAATGTAGGTCACGGACTCTTGAGCCAGGCCAGGCTGCTGATCAACAAAATTAGATCGGAAATTATTCAATCCCACATCCATAAGGCCAGTATCAAGATTATAGTCTACAGGACGATTCCATGCAAATGTGAAGTACGGAACACTGGCCACAGCATTGATACTACCATCTGGGTTAAAAGGATCAGCATATACAGATTGTAATCCTAGCAGCACATTTTTGATTGATTCAGCAGATGGCAGCCAAGCAGGATCTCCTAGTATATCTAGTTTGATCTTGAGAGAATCTGTTGTATACAAAATGTCAGCAGCATTGGCCGAAGGTTCAAATGTTTTGTTTGATCCACCTTGGCGACTTTGATTACTGGCCTCCATATACTGTTTTTTAGCCACGTATAAATTGCTATTGTAATTTGGTTGTTGTCGAGTTCCTACTCCTGTTATGGCTTGTGTCCATTGATTATTAAAACTCTGACTAAAATTTTGTATAGAGTTGTTTTGCCCGGTGAACCAATAGTTGTAGATTTTGTGTGCGCCGCGAAACTTACCCGGAGCAAAATACTCGCTTGTTACCGGAGTTTGATATGGCACAATAGTATAAGTCATTCTATACGAAAAATCATTACGTTTGGTATCGTATTTCAGAGGTTCAGCTGTGCATAGTATATTGAACCAGGCAAATACTTGTGCGGCTCTTGTGGGTGATGGTTCCCAGAGTCCTTTTTTGTCGTTCCATATTATCAACTGTTGTCCAGTGAGATATGTACTACTACGAACCACCTGGTCGATGAATTGTATGATCTGTTGACCTGCTGTGGCGCCTTTTGTGCGAAGAGTAAGTGGAGCACTTTGCCTATCGGGATCTTTTTTTGCGGTAGCAGAGTTTGTGCCAGACGCACCAGTAAATGCCTTGTCTTTAGGACCTGGCGGGAGCATGCTGGCATTTGCTATGATTGGATCAGCAAATTTAATCACATACTCATCCGGAAGAGCTCCGGTTAGTCTGGCTTGATTCTGAGACCAAGCTGTTAATGCTGCGGCTAGCCCTGTTCCAATAGACGATGTAGTGGTCTTAGTAGCCGCCACAGCATTCTGCGGAGCAGTGGCGACTGTGCCTGACGCTGTGGCGCTAACTCGCGGAGCCACGGATGGGTTGTTAGCGCCTGATCCATATCCATATGCCGGAATAGTTGCCATGGGTTATCCTCTTCCAAACACAGTATCAGTAAGTGGTCTGCTGTTATCCGCCACTGTCACAGTTTGCTGTTGGATACTGCCCGTCAACATCTCTTGTACTGTGGCACCATTAAATGTAAAATTGCCAGGAATGGTTCCTCTATTGCTGCTGGCATTGTGATTTTGTCCCGGTGATGCACATTTGATTTTATATTCAACCAGCTTGTTTGATACGGCAAAATCAACATTGATAATATTGAATGGTATTATTTTTTCTACGATTGAACTTTTATCAGTCACACCATCTCTAGGTCCAATGGGCAGGACAAGATTTCCATTGGCATCATACCCATAAAATCTAATTACCATACAATAATGTGCCGCTGAGTAGTTGATCACAGCATCCGGGTTGACTACACCTTTGGCCACGTATAGATTACGTATTGCAGCATAAAGATTCCTTAACAACGTGATTCCGTTAGGCTCTGTCACGCTGAATCCTATTTCACTTATCACCGATGATCCTCGTGATCCAGGAGTGGCTGGGTAATTATAATCAACATAAAAATCGTCAAGATAGTAATCCAATGGAAAGTCTGGGTTGCGGCCCACTCCTATGTCAGGACCCTGATCGGTAGCAAACACATTCTGAACATTTGCGCCGCCACTCTGTGCCAAGAGATAATAACCATTGAGGCTGCGAGATGTCTGGGTGAATAGAGTTTTGTATGTGTCAGGATCCAATAGATACCAGCTGAGACTATAGGTGTAACTGGGGTATTGATCTAATATGTTTTCTTGTGCGACAATATTGTTTGTTCCATAAAGATTATCCAAGGCATTTTGTAACGGCGATCCCGGTTTCTGGGCACTGTCATCGCCGGGTGCCCCTATCCCTCCTGAGGTGCCGTTGTTGGTGATCTGAGTTGCAGCAGGTATTTGTGCGCCTGCCAAAGGACCACCGCGGGCAGGAGGGGCCGCTAATGGACCGTTTTGTAAAGGTGATGGGATGGCCTGAGTATTGCTTAATGTTCTTAGATTTGCATTGGTTCCAGCATCTACTGCGCCGTTTTCAGTAGTAGGAACTAGTGTGGCATTGCTGTCAGACGTGGTAGCACGATCTTTGATCCTGCCATCTGCTGCTATCTCTTTCTGTAGGCCCGGACCGGGTGCTTGTGGAAGAGCATCATCGCTTCTGGCTATTTGTCCTTCACGTGTGGTGTCGGCGGCGCTGGCAGTATTGCGCCGATCATTGAGATTCAACTGATTCAATGCTGCAATCAGTCTACTTTGCGTAGCTTGCAATACTGCTAATTCAGATCTGAGAGCAGCCAGTCTTGTTGCTTTCTCAGCAGCAGTGGTCACAGTAGAATTTTCTACAGATCTGATTTGCCTTAGGACCAGAGCGATTTGATCGTTAGTATCTGCAAGAGCCTGCTCAAGTCCTTGTTTTTCAGTCAATGCCATGATTAGAATCCTAATACACTACGCAGTGTGCTTATTTTGGGTAGATAGATTTGCACCCCGGCTTTGAAATCCAAAGGTGGGGCTGTGAGTGTGTTGGGATTGCGTTGATAGAACACCCACCATAACGCACTGTTGCTATACAAGTCCAGGGCCAACATGTCGGGTCTATATTCGTAGGTCTGTGTGATTGTCATCACCTGATCATCGGTCTGTTTGGGTATAGGACGATTGGTCATCACATCCAAGAAAAACTGACTGTATCCAGTGGTATAATATGCACTGGTGCTATCATAAATGGCCATTACCAGAATCCTCCTGCAATTAGTTGCCCATTGGCAAATCTCTTCAAGCTAAATTGTTGACTAACTTGACTGCGCGATTGCACAGGCAATAGTCTTATACTAAGATCAACGCTGGTAGGCACATACGTAGGGTTGTTCAATCCCAATGCAGGTGGTGATGGCAATGCCGTAGGAGAAGAATTTGATTGAGCACCTTTGTTGATGCCTTGTCCAGAAAATAAATCTGCCAATCTTTTGTAAGCACCCGAGATAGGATCTCCGGGCACAGCGTTTGGCCGTTGCCGTCTAGTTAGTAAGTCCATACCATTCACATTCAAACTACGTGCTCGTATATAGTCTACATTTTCTGGCATATCATAGGTAAAGTTACTGACCACACAAGGGTGATTCTGGAATTGGAATTGTCCAAATCCAGTTAAAAATACCAAGGGTGGTGGTGCACCACGTTGAGAATCCTGCCCATAAAACATACGTGTGACTGAACGGAAGAAATGTATAACTGCCAGCAGATATTGTGCTTCCATGGTGTCTTGTGCTGTGAATTTAGCATTGATTGAAATTTCTCCCACGTTGCTGCTTTGATAGAAATAGTTCATATAATTTGAATGAGTGAGCTCTGCACGTGAATAATTGGCACTATAGCTGGTAGTGATCTTAGGAGTATACGGAAATATCACTCCGCTGCTTTGTTTCAATGGCCATAAGATACCATTGGTTCCATCGGCTTGCAAAGTAGGATCATTGTAAAGATAATCTGATCCGGGCGCCAAACTGATCCGCACCCGCCAATCACCATTGTTGGCCTCAAATTTGCGTTGTATTGCTATACTCTGTTGTCGTTGTGCTAATTGTGCTTTTGCCAATGTTTCGGCTGCTGCATTGGCCGCTGCGGCTTGCGCCGGGTCGGTAATTCCTGTTGGAACCACACGAGCAGAAGCTATACCATTGCCTATGTTATCGATTGTGATCGCTGTGCCGGTATCTGCTGCCACTGCCGCTGCATTAGCTACAGCCGTTCCTACTGTGCCTGCTGCGATATTGGCTGCTAAGTTGGCCAATGCTGCATCATTGGTAAACGGAACTGGTTCTGCATTACCAGTTCCGCCGCCGCCGGCAAATGTGACTCCTGTTTGTCCATCACCACCACCACCGCCACCGCCGGTTAGATCAACTGATGTAGCGATTGGAGTAGCACCAAAGGCAGACGCTGTGCTATTAGCTGCTCTGTCGACCACATTGTTAGCTACTGCGGCAAGAGGCCCGGGCAATGATTTTGCCACCGTTGATTTTACAGCGCCGGTTACTGCTCCAACTGCTTGTCCTATTGCTTGTTGTTTTGCTTGAGCTATAAGTTTAGGTAGTTCGGCTTTAAACTGTGTAGTGAGCCCGCTCACCGCATTGGCACCAGCGGCCTTGATCTGGTCTGCTGCCAATGCAGCCCGACCAGTGATCTGATCTACTATGCCGGGTTGTGAGACTGGAAGTCCAGCTTCATTAAATCTATCCAATCGGGCAGTCTCGGCAGCCGTGGCATCGATATCAACGGAGGCCGCAGTCTCAGCATTGATCAGCTCTTCGCGAACACCGTAGTCATATGCAAACCCACCATCAACGGAGGCTGCGGCATCAACATTGATCAATTCCTCGCGGAAACCGTAGTCCGACACAAATTCGCTATCAACACTGCCACCTTCAAACAATGCAGCTTGAGTGTCCGATCCAAAAAATGATTGTTCGTAACCAACATCATACCACCCGCCGGCTGAGTCAATCACGCCATCGGCACCGGGTATAATTGATCCCATGAATCCGTCCGGGCCTTGAGCAAAATCAAAAGCATTGGCATCTGTGATACCAGCTTCAAATGCTGCCGATGCTGAATCAAGACCGGTGAGTTCAGCCGCGTTAAACGCAGTTGCTATATCGCCGACTGATTCTTGGGCAGCGGATGCAAGTATATCAAATGGCATGTTCTACCTCCGCTGGACTGATTGATTCTGGAAACTTTAGTCCAGTGCCACGCAGATTATGTAAACAACATAGCACCACATCATCAGTGAGCGCCATGAATTCGTGACGGCTGCCTGCAGGAATCGTGATGATTGCAGGAGCATGAAATTCTGTTGGTTCTGTATCATCTTGCCAAACACGCACAGATCCACTGGATACTAATGTGATGTGATCGTGAACATGAACATGTTGACCGATCACAGTGCTGGCTTTTTTAACCGAGTAGGCACGAACCCAGATGTCATCCACCTCGGCAAACTCAATGTAGTCTAATTTTAATTTTGTAGAGCCCATGTGTTTATTTACCCAAAAAATAATCTGCCCAGTTTATAAACCATTGACAAACACCAAAAGTGTGTTATAATAAATAACATTTTAAGGATACTGCCGGATGGCCACCATCGCTAGAGCAACACCAAAAACCAATTATCTCAACAACAGAGATATCCTCAAGGAAATACACCTCAGCAAGAAAAACTATTGTGCCTATATCAATCCTGATCTAGACCACCAATACGACATCATCTTGCCCAGTGTAAGCAAGATCAACCAGAAAACCACAGCAGAAGCACGTAGAAATCGTGCAGATCGCATCAAACGTGAAACTGGTGAGATCATAGATCCTAAGAAAATCCCCAACACAGACATAGTTTTCCGTATCATGACCTGGGAACACATACCCATGGCACCTAAAAAGATCACCAAAGCTGCTGCTAAAAAGCGCAAGTTAGAAGAACTATTAGAACTAGAAGATCCAGTAGAAGAAGATCCATTAGCAGGATTGATCGACGAAGTGATCCTGGACCCAACACACATGCGAGTGAACTTTCCTCCGTTCTTTCACTATCGTGTGGATGACAAAAAAGAACCATTCTTAGTGGGTAAAAGTCATTGGCGTGGTGATCTTGTAACCGGGGAGTTCTCAAAAGATCACGGCGAGATGACTCGCACCTTGGCCAAGATGTTTATGAAGCTATGCGAACGATATGCCACACGATCCAACTGGCGTGGATACACTTACAATGAAGAGATGCGTGGACAGGCTCTATTACAGTTGAGCCAGATTGGATTGCAGTTTGATGAATCAAAATCACAGAACCCATTTGCGTATTACACCGCTGCTATCACTAACTCATTTACTAGAATCTTGAACATTGAAAAGAAGATGCAGAACATCCGTGATGACATCTTGGAGATGAACGGACTCAATCCATCATGGACTAGACAGAATTCCGGCAAACATTCAATGGAAGCCATGTCCGGACCGGTTGTAAGCACATTGGATGAGTAGTATAATCAAAGGATGACTAATCTATTCCGAAAAGCCGCGATCTTCACTGACATCCACTTTGGCCTAAAGTCAAACAGTGTCACTCACAATGAGGATTGTCTAAATTTTGTAAAGTGGGCAACTGCCAAGGCCAAAGAAGAGGGTTGCGAGACCTGCATGTTCTTAGGTGACTGGCACAACAATCGAGCCAGTCTCAACATCGTCACACTGAACTACAGCCTTAGGGCGCTGGAGCACATGAATGCCAACTTTGATCGAGTATATTTTATTCCTGGAAATCACGATCTATATTATAGGGACAAGCGTGATATTCAAAGTGTTGAATGGGCACGCCACCTCCCCAATGTTGAAATTTGCAACGATTGGTTTTCCAGTGGTGATGTGGTCATTGCTCCTTGGCTGGTTGGTGACGATTACAAGCGTATCTCTCGGTTAAAAGCCAAATACATGTTTGGGCACTTTGAACTGCCCGGCTACTTGATGAACGCCATGGTAGAGATGCCGGATCATGGAGAAGTACGCAGAGAAGACTTCAACAATTTTGAACATGTATTCACCGGACACTTCCACAAACGCCAGACCAAGAAGAATATCACGTACATTGGCAATGCGTTTCCACACAATTACGCAGATGCAGGAGATGATGCTCGTGGTCTTACTATCCTTGAGTGGGGTAAAGATCCTGTGTATCATGCTTGGCCCGATCAACCCAGATATCGTGTGTTAGGACTAGCCAACATCATTGACAATGCAGCCTCATTGCTTGCACCCAGGATGCATGTGCGTGTTAACTTGGACATTGAGATTTCGTACGAAGAAGCCAACTTTATCAAAGAAACATACATCAAGGATTACAATCTCCGAGAGATGGCCTTGATACCCAACAAGAACTCGTCGGTGGACACAGACATGGCTCCTGGTGAGATCAAATTTGAATCAGTAGATCAGATTGTGACAGATCAGATCACCAACATCGAATCGGAATTCTACGACAACAAGTTACTGCTAAAAATCTATCAAAATTTATAGTATGACTGATTATGTACTGTTAGGATTGCCAGGATTATATCAAAACTGGCTATTATCTGCATTGGATACACATTCAAAATTTGAGTTAGATTTTGAAAATAATTTTTGTTGTAATCAGAGCAGAATACACTGGATTGCAAAAATTGACGAGTTGCTTGATCCCACACTCTCTGACTGTACTGTGATAAACACTTATGTAAGCAATGAAAATTTTGTTTGGTTTCTGTATAACTTTTTAGAAAAAACCGACGGAGTGGGCCTACAAGTTGATCACCTGGTAGAAGATTTAAAAAACAAAGCCCATGGTGCCAGAGCATTTGATTCCATGCGTAAACACTGGGTAGATTCATACAATATTGATAATCACCCTGACCCAGAATATCGTACTAACTCGATCATTGAATATTTTTATTTTTTACTACTAGACACACAAAACGCTTTTAAACATCAGGTTGGATTCACAGATCCGAGATTTGTAAACATCGAATATTGCGATTTTGAAGATAAAAACTTGCTTGAAAATAAATTATCTCATCTAGAAATATTTGATCAGGATCACTTTAATCACATGTATGATTTACTGTACCACCGTAATAGCCAATATCTAACCAGGAGACAGAATTTTGTTAACAAGATTCGATCAAACAACAAACAGTTTGACATATTAGAAGTTGCCTACATCGGAATGTTAATCACTGATCAAGATCCAATTGATTGGTTTAATTCCCAACTACGAGAAAACACAATCAACAATCGGTGGTTGGATATTTGTAATCATGCAGATAATTTGTTATAATCAACTCATATGATCCATCTACGCGACCTTACGGTAAAAAACTTCATGAGCGTGGGCAATACCACGCAGGCCATTGACTTTGATCGGAGTGATCTCACACTAGTGCTGGGTGAAAACTTAGACATGGGTGGCGATGGATCTCGCAATGGCACAGGAAAGACCACAATCATCAATGCACTGAGTTATGCATTGTACGGCCAAGCACTATCAAACATCCGCAAAGACAATCTTGTGAACAAGACCAATGCCAAACACATGCTGGTCAGTCTAGACTTCAGTGTGGGTGGGCAAAACTATCGAATTGAGCGAGGGCGCAAACCTAACGTTCTCAAATTCTATGTCAACGACGAACATCAAGCAGCACAAGACGAAGCACAAGGTGATTCAAGAGAAACTCAAGAAGCCATTGAGCGTGTGTTAGGTATGAGCCATGACATGTTCCAACACATTGTGGCACTAAACACATACACACCGCCGTTTTTGAGTCTCAAAGCCAACGAACAGCGCACCATCATTGAACAACTGCTGGGTATTACACTATTGAGTGAGCGTGCCGATCGCATCAAAGAACTCAATAGACAAACCAAAGATTCCATCCAATCTGAAGAACTGCGTATCCGTGCTGTTCAAGAAGCCAACAAGCGAATCGAAGAACAGATCCAAAGTCTAGAGAAACGCAGAACCTTGTGGCTACGCAAACAAACAGAAGATACAGAAGGTCTGGCACAAGGTATTGCCGATCTTGAACACATTGATATTGTCGCAGAGGTGCAAGCACACAGAGATCTCGAATCATATCATGTTCGCAAGAAATCCATTGACGAAGCCAATCGTTGGATCCGGCAGATTGATGCCGATGATGCAAAACTGTTAAAACAAAAAGCCCAGATTGATAAAGATCTCAATCAGATCGCCAGCCACAAGTGTTTTGCTTGCGGCACAGAGATACACGACAACAGTCTTGATACTGTGAAAGCACAGCGTGAGAAGACTCTACAAGAACTTGCTTTGCAACTGCTGACCAACGACACACAACGACTGGAACATCAGGATCGATTGAAAGAACTTGGTAATTTGGGCACAGCACCTACTGTGTTCTATGATAGTTTAGAACAGGCCCTGAATCACAAGAACACCGTGGATACATTAAACAAAGATCTCGTCACAAGATCTTCGGAATCAGATCCTTACAGCGAACAGATCACTGACATGCAAAATCAAGCCCTGCAGGTAGTTTCTTATGACACGCTAAACGAATACACTAGAGTGCAGGAACATCAAGAGTTCTTGTTGAAACTGCTCACCAGTAAAGACTCGTTTGTGCGTAAGAAGATCATTGACCAGAACTTGAGTTATCTCAACAGCAGACTCACACACTATCTTGATCGTATTGGATTGCCACACACAGTGAAGTTTCAAAACGATCTTACTGTGAGTATCGAAGAACTTGGTCGTGAACTGGACTTTGACAACTTATCGCGTGGAGAGCGCAATCGACTGATCCTCAGCATGAGTTGGGCATTCCGCGATGTGTGGGAGAGTCTATACCAACCCATCAACATCTTGTTCATTGACGAGATGATCGATTCTGGGCTAGACACACAAGGTGTGGAGAACGCCTTGGCATTGCTGAAGAAGATGAGCCGAGAACGACACAAGAGCATTTGGTTGGTCAGTCACAGGGATGAACTGACTAGCAGGGTAGAAAACATTCTCAAGGTCGTGAAAGAGAATGGGTTTACTAGCTACAGCACGGATATCGAACTTGCGTGATATAAAAGTCCTGCACATAGAGCCCACGGATGTATGCCAAGCGGCATGTCCGTTGTGTGATCGTGAAACTGATCCTGAATTTAACAAAAATCTTCAGCATCATCTTACTATGAGTCAAATCTCTGCTATAGTATCAGACCAGCAGATAAGAGATCTTGATAAGATGTTCATGTGCGGGCAGTATGGTGATCCTGCTGCCGGCAAATATACCATGGAAATATATCAGTATTTTAGATCAGTAAACCCTACGATCACATTGGGCATGAATACCAATGGTGCATTACAAAATCGATCTTGGTGGTATGATCTAGGAAAACTTTTCAATAAGTCGGAAGACTATGTGGTGTTCAGTATAGATGGGTTAGCCGATACCAACCATATCTATCGAAAGAATGTTGATTGGACAAAACTCATGAACAACATCAGAGGCTATATTTCGGCAGGTGGATCTGCACATTGGGATATGTTGGTATATGGGCACAACGAACATCAAGTTGATGAGTGTGAGCAACTAGCCCGAGATATCGGATTCACCTGGTTTCGAGCCAAGGTCAGCAAGCGTGGATTATTTGATTCGCAATTACAGCCAGCCACAGGATGGCAACCGCCTGTTGCTGCACAAGGACCAATCAATTGCTATGCACTGAATGAATCTAGTGCATACATAGATGCACAAGGACGTATGACACCTTGTTGCTGGCTTGCGGGTCGCAAATTTATATCCGAAGATCAATTCAACAATATACAACAAACTTGGAATACCAACACGCCAAATACCACTTGTAAGGCAACTTGTTCAGGCAGCACCACAACACCATTTACTAGCCAATGGCAACGAGAAAAATCATTAAACTCACATCAAACGGCATAACTATATGACTCAAGTAACAAAACTGCAACATGACATGGCTATATCAAAACACCCCAGTGGAGACATTGCCCGACTCATGTGTAGGATTCGTTTACTTGATCACAAATAATCTCACTGGACGCAAATACATAGGCAAAAAACTGGCAAAGTTCTCAAAAACAACTTACAAAGTAGTCAAACAAAAGAACGGCATCAAGAAGAAAAAACGCATACGAAGCAAAATTGATTCAGACTGGCAACAGTATTATGGATCCAGCGCAGAACTATCCGCAGACATCGAAAAACTAGGCACCGACAATTTCACCAGAGAGATACTTTTCTACTGTGCAAGCAAGAGTGAATGCTCATACATTGAGGCACGCGAGCAGTTCAGTAGACAGGTATTGGAATCACAAGATTATTACAATGGCCATATACAGGTAAGGGTACATGGCCGCCAAATCCTAAACAAAATTTAATCACGACTCTGTGTTGAGTGATATGACTCAACCCCATTGAGGAACGGTGCGATACCCGGTCCGGACTTGGGCGTCAAAGATAATTGCTAACTTAAGGCAACAAATGGTCGGGGCTCTGTGAAACAGATACAACCCCTGCTTATAGGACTTGGATCTACATCGGGTTACTAGGGTTCCGTTGATATGTGAAGCTTGAGTAGGGGGTACCGGTCAACCGCCTCCGCGTGGGTAACCACAATCTCATTACCGTAGATGACTGCTGTCACTCAGATGATGCGTTTTTCACCGTGCATACGGTGAATTATGACCACAGTATCTAGATGATACTAAGTCAAGAAACAAAATAACATTGATGAGCGCAGCGAATCAATAGACTTGCGTAGCAAGTCTTGAATGCTTAGAAGAAAGGCATGTTTGTTTTCTTGGTTGTTTCCAAGTTGTCTTTGATCAATTCATTGACTAATTCGCGTTCCTGTATGCCCAGAGCCATGGCTTGATCGTAAGTTAATCCACCTCGCATAAACCAACTTATCTTGATAGCCTCCTGACGGATAGTTTGGCAATCTTTCTCCATACGGTCAACCAAGTCATTGATCTCGTCGAGATCTAGAGTCAGGAGGCGTTGTCGAAAAAACTTGATAGATCTAACGTAAACGGCTGTGTGTATTCATGCTTGCACTCAGTACAAATGATACTCACTGGTTTGACTTCACTAGCAACTTTCAGTGCCACTGCATGATTTTTCAATTGATTGAATATTTTACTATCACAGTTTTTTAAGAAATCTGTGATGTATTCGTTTTCTGTTACCAATGCTGTTGGAGACTTTATTGCAGCAATACTGGCCGCTACTGTTTTTGTAGTTGCTTGATTGATAGCTTCCATGATTTTGGCCACTTGATCGGAGCGTTCAGTCTCGTCAGTAGTCTGCTCGTATGTTCGTATCATCTGCTGTTGTTCCATCTGCACCTGACCGTTTTGATTCACAGTTTGGAAGGTCATGGGTTGGAAATAAAATTCTAGATCTCCAATTATCACAGGAGTATTGTAGTCACCTACTGTTAGTAAATCGTTTACTTTGCGTAGATCCACTGTTAAATCTTCTAGATGTTCACAGCTAGGGCATTTGACGTTTATGTCCATATCATGTCCATAGCTGGCAATACGGATGCCTACTAACACAGCATCCATGTCGGCACTAGGCATTACCCAAGGATCACGTATGTTAGGAACACAGCTCTTGATAACCGAAACAGTGGCAGATCCGTTGAACAGCGCATCCGGTGTTCGATATGTGATCTCATCCACTGAGGTCATGGGCAGCACAGGCAATTCACCGTTGGGTGGCATGTTTAATGAGCCATTAGGATAGAATTTACCCTGGCTGGGCAGTCGGATGTAGATCGCTGGTTGGCGGAAATACTGGGTGAGTGGGTTGTTTGGTAGCATAAATTTCCTCGCTAAATATAATTATGACAAGAATTTTCCTGAATAAAATTAAGAGGATATACCATGGCTGAAACTGGCACAGTAAATCTAAGTCGTCAGAGTATACAAGATATAGCTCGAGCATTTGCTGACGAACTGCGTGGCGGTCGCCGCACAACCGGCGGGGCAGGTGGAACTACCGAGCCAACGGATCGTAGAATATCATCAGATTTAGTTGAAGGTCTTTTTAAAAACCTTGTTCCCGGTTTTGAGCGTAGCTTTAGTCAGATGGCCAATGGTGCCACAGGATTATCAAGTTTTAATAGTGCGATTGATGGCAGTGCAGATGCGTTAGAAACAATGACCGGAGGCCTGTCAAAACAAATGCCTCTGCTTGCTGCGAGCCTAGGAATAGCTACTACAGCACTTTCTTCATATGTTCAGCAAGTCAATGAACTTGCTGATGTTCAATATGATGCTTATGTAGAAATGTCCAAAGTAGGTAGTGCCGACCGGATTTCCGGACTTGGCGGTGTCATGGACATGTTCAACAAATTTGGTTACACGTCCAGTAGAGATTTTCCTAAACTAACTGCATATATCAACGAGAATGCCACGGCTTTTGCTGCGTTTGGTGGTACAGTTGAAACTGGCATGAAAGAAGTCGCCAATGTAACTGCCATCATGCACAAAACTGGCATGCAAGCCGAAATGATGCAGATGGGCATAAACCCTGATGAGATGAACAAGCGATTTGCAATGTTGCTCAAGAACGTGCAAATGGCAGGCGGCAGCATAGAAACCCTGGGTAAAACTGAAAAAGACCGAGCACAATCTGTAAGAGAATTTATCAAACAACAAGATATTGTTACTAGACTCACTGGGCTTTCTGCCGAACAACAGCAAAAAGCTCTGGAAACGGCCATGTCTAATGATCGATATGCTGCACTTAGAGTGCAACAAGACATTGAATTAGAAGAAGCAAGAGCGGCAGGAAATGAAGAGCTTGTGAACAAGATCACAATGACTATAGCCAAGCAAGATAGCATGATCAAATTTGCGTCAACAATTGGCCCTGAATTTTCACAAGGAATGCAAGACTCTTTTACCAATTTTGCCTCTGAGGCAAGTGTAAAACTGGAAAGAACAATTGGCACGGCTGCTGTAGAAGTCGCAAAGGCAATGCCTAACACCACAAAAGAGTTAAATGAACAATTTGTTCAATTTGGTGCAGCAACAAGAAAACAAACAACTGCAACTTCCACACAATTTAGTGGTGCCACTCAAGCAGGAATGACCGGGGTGTTCTTAAAACCCAGCGAAATGGCAAATATTAGGAAATATGGAGGAATGACTCCAGAGGCTCTGAAAGCAGCTCTAGCACAACAAGGAGTCGTGCCTCCCGAAGGTGGTCCGCCCCCGGTATCGGAATCTGCACTGGTCAATGTAGTTGCTGTTCGACAAGAATTGATGAGGGCAACATCGGCGTTTGAAAATTTCGTGAACTTTGGGTTGAAACCAGTGTCGGATTTGATGGTAGGCACGGCTGCAAGCGTGAGATTTATAGCTGAAAAGCTGCCAGGATCAACACCGAAATTTTTAGAGGATAATAAAGCTCTTAAAGAGCAAATGAAAAAAGAAACCGGCATAGAAGGTATCGGCACACTGAGAGGCTTTAACGAGTTTAAGTCTGAATTACGAACAGATCTGAACGAAAAACTAAACGAATCGGAACTAGCCAAGAAAGCTGAACAAGCAGCAGAAAAAGTAAAACAAGAGTTTGAAGCATTCAAGGAATACATAAAGAAAAAAGTGTCTGGAGACAAAATTTCTCTCAATGACAATGCGTCTAATGACACGATGTATTCTGCTATAAATGACGCTAAAGGAAGATTTGCTGAGCTTGCACAAACATCAACACCAAGTTCTAGAACAAATTTAAATTCTTCTCGACTGTTAGCTGACTTTAGAAATTCCGCCGGCCCTGCCGACAAATATCGTCAGTCATTGATAGATACTGTGTATCGTCCAGATGCAGAAAATAACGACACCAGACTAGCAGATAGTTCAGGTGCAATGACTGGGTTTGGCACCCTTACAGAAAATATGTTCAGAGATCAGATGGCAGCATACGACACCATGATCAAGCAACAGGGTGAATTGATTGATCTGCTGCAAAGAAGCATAGGCATACAAGACAAGACTTTACGTGCCACATACAGCGCATAACAATAAATAATACACTATGGCAGAACCAAAACAAGGCTGGAAAAAATACTTCAAAGTCGCAGATTTATCTGGACAGATGAGCCCAATCGCGGGTGGAAGAGATCAGGGCTTGCCCGGTTATCCAAAAAACGACGGAAGACGAAACAATCAAGCTGATACTGATTTCAGCTTTCGCAACTATGCCAGCCGATTACCAGAAGTGTATAGTGGACACCCAAATCGTATTGAACGCTATAACCAATACGAAAACATGGATGCTGACTCAGAAGTCAACGCATGTTTGGACATCATTGCTGAGTTCAGTACACAACTCAATGAACAAAACGACACACCGTTTGACATAACCTACAACGACGATCCTACAGATCACGAAATTGAAATCATCCGCAAACAGATGCAGCAATGGGTCAAGCTGAACAAGCTGGATCAACGCATCTTCAAACTGTTCCGCAACACAATCAAATACGGAGATCAAGTATTTGTGCGTGACCCGGAAACATTTGAAATGTATTGGGTGGACATGAGCAAAGTGGTGCGTGTGATCGTGAACGAGAACGAAGGCAAACGGCCAGAACAATACATCATCCGTGACATTAACCCTAACTTCCAGAACTTGACTGTGGCAGCAAAGACCACAACAGACTTCATGGTCAACCCAAGTTCGGGCGGCGCAGGTGGAATCGGCGGTAGCATGCAAGGCGGCGGCTACACAGCACCTAGTTCAGCCATGAGCGGTGTGAGCCGATTTAATCGTGCTGTGAATGAAACATGTATCGATGCCAAGCATGTGGTGCATATGAGTTTGAATGAAGGTCTAGACACCTTCTGGCCATTTGGTAAATCAATTTTGGAAAACATCTTCAAGGTATTCAAGCAGAAAGAACTACTGGAAGATGCTATGTTGATCTACAGGGTGCAGCGTGCCCCTGAACGTAGAATGTTCAAGATCGACGTAGGAAACATGCCCAGCCACATGGCTATGGCGTTTGTAGAGCGTGTGAAGAATGAAATGCATCAACGTCGTATTCCCACATATGGCGGCGGCGGTCAGAACATCATGGATTCAAGCTACAATCCACTTTCAATCAACGAAGACTTCTTCTTTCCAGTGGGTGCAGACGGTCGAGGCAGTTCAGTAGAGATGCTGCAAGGTGGACAAAACCTAGGTGAAATTGACGATTTAAAGTATTTTAACAACAAAATGGCCCGTGGTCTGCGTGTGCCATCAAGCTATCTGCCCACAGGTCCAGACGACTCGGACCGTGCTTTGACCGACGGAAAAGTAGGCACCGCACTGATACAAGAGTACAGATTCAACCAGTATTGTGAGCGTTTACAAGCCTTGATCGTGCAGAAATTAGACGACGAATTCAAGATGTTCATGCGTTGGAGAGGGTTTAACATTGATGCTGGTCTGTTCCAGATCAAGTTTAATCCACCGCAAAACTTTGCAAGTTACCGTCAAGCAGAGTTAGATACCACTCGTATCACAGCATTTACATCATTAGAACCATTGCCTTACTTGAGCAAGAGATTCTTGTTAGAGCGTTTCTTAGGCTTGACAGAAGACGAAATCCAACAAAATTCTAAGTTGTGGAAAGAAGAACGCTCAAAACCAGAAATGGAAACATCACAAGGTCAAGATCTGCGTTCAGTGGGCATCACACCTGCTGGATTGGAAAGCGATGTGGCTATGGGTCAAGAGATGGGCAATCTCACACAACCGGGTGCAGAACCAGGAGCAGCCCCGGGCGGCACAATAGGATCAACTCCGGCAGCACAACCACCGGCCGCTCCAGCCGCACCTGGGGCATAAATATCTCATGATCCTCAATGAGCTTTATGAACGTAGCCCCAGTGCATATCAGGATGTTGCTGCTGATAATACACAGCCTCACCTTGGGCAACTACGCAAGACCAAGCTCACACTCATGCAATTAAACAAATTGCGAAAAATGAATGATACCAGAACTTTTGAATACAACGAAAAGTTAAAAGATATCA